TGGAAACCACCTCATCCCCGCGTTTCCTTCGCAAGTCGATGCTTCCATCCAAAACTTCTTGAATGTATCTTGCCTTGTTTGAAAGTACGCCAAGTTCCGAGGACAAGCATGCAATCTGATGCGCCTTGCGTTTTTCGTACAATGCAAGTCGCGTCGCATAGTAATCATTGGCTATTTCTTCAACGCTCGAATACTTGCGCAACTGGTCGCGACTGTCAAACAGATGCATGTTACTTGTTGTCTCCGTAGAATAAAGCTTCAGCATTTTTTCCAAACCAGTGCAGCAGCCATAATCAACCACGGAAGAAAACGCGGCATCGTTCAAATCGGTGCTTGCCGGAAACGTTATTGTAAAGTCGACCACCGTGTCGGTGCTCATATCCGTGTATTCTTTGATTGTCCCCGCTTCAATAAGCGTCTCCAAATACTTTTTGAAATCGTCCGTCCAGAACCCGATGGGAAGTTCGGTAACGCGCACTTGTTTCTTTTCGGGATACACGCCGTGAACCCCGCGGATCAGGTACTTGCTAGGACCCGACGTGGATACCCGCGTAATCGCTCCCGCAAATCCTCGATAGTATGGCTCAATGCGCACACGTTCCGCCGGGTCTACTCCCGCGAGAACATTTCGAATGTAGTCAATGACTTGCAGCGGGTTGTGGCACATAATGTCGGTGCTGAACCCTGTGCCGATACCTTTGGTGCCGTTGATAAGAACCATGGGAACAATCGGCGCATAAAATGTAGGTTCCACGAGCTGGCCATCATCATCAAGGTATTCGAGAATCGCATCATCTTCACTGCGAAACAGTAGTCGCGTAATCGAATTGAGCTGGGTGAAAATATATCTTTCACTTGCAGAATCTTTTCCGGCTTGACACCTCGTGCCAAACTGACCATTCGGTTCGAATAAGTTGATATTGTTACTTCCAACAAAGTTCTGCGCCATACCGACAATTGCGGCATTCAAACTGGCTTCGCCGTGGTGGTATCCCGAGTGCTCGGATACGTAGCCGCTGAATTGTGCGACCTTGATTTCCGTTTTAAGGCCGCCTTTTTTGAATGCCGCGAACAAAATCTTGCGCAAAGATATTTTAAGTCCGTCCATTCCATTCGCAATGGAACGTTGGTTGTCGTACACTGAAAAGTGCTTCATTTCGCGGGTCATGAAGTCTTCATATGTCACGCGCGGGTTGCTGGTATCGAGATGGTCGGACCGATTATACGTGGACAGCCACTCCTTACGGTCATCGGCGCGTTTTTTGTTGAATACCAAATCGATCGAGTTGTCGCTTGGCTCGCCAGTGTATTCGAAGTCCACAACTTTTTTGTGTTCAAAGTATTCGCGGAATTCGCGTGCGGTACTCGTACCCAAACCCTTGTAATATTTAACATTCCAGGACGAAATGTCAATGCCAGCGCCAACGCTAGCGCTTTTCCAGGACTCGAATTCGCCCTCATTGTAAAAGATGCGCTCCTGAGCACCCTTTCGCGCCTTGAGAATCGGCGTGTTCATGAACCCGATAAAGCCTTGAATGCGGGTGAGTGACGGCCACTCGCTCTGAAACAGATTGATTCCAAGACCTTTGATATGGGATCCGTCCAAATCCTGGTCGGTCATAAACAGCACCTTGCCGTATCGCAAGCGTTTGGATACATCGTCCATTGAAGTGTAATCGCGCCCATTTTCTAGACCGAGAATGCGTTTAATGTCTGCAATTTCCGCATTTTCAGCGATACGTTTGACGGCTTCACCGCGAACGTTCATGAATTTGCCCTTTACAGGGTACACGCCGATGATATTGCGGTCGTCTTTGCTGAGACCGCTGACGATACCCGCCTTTGCAGAATCTCCTTCGCAAAAGATGATAATGCATTGTCCGGATTTTTCGGTTCCTGCGAAATTGGCGTCGATAAGTTTCGGAATTCCGCGAATGGTGCGCGTTTTTGCACCGTCAGTTTTTTTCGCGGCTTTGGCTTCTTTCACTTCCGTTAGAGCGCACGCGGCATCCATAACGCCCATTTTTGCGACTTTTTCTACAAACTCGTCGCTCACAGTGCACGTTGAACCGAAAATCGCGATGGTCGTTGTAAGTTCATCTTTTGTCTGGCTTGAAAATGCGGGGTTTTCAATATCGCATCGAAGAAATAGGGTGAGTTGTTCCTTGATGGTGGCCGGTTTCACGTCGACCTTTTTCTTGGTTTTGATATACGCTGCCAGTTTGCGCAGAATCTGGCCCATAATGTATTCCACATGTTTTCCGCCCTTGGATGTACAAATGCCGTTGACAAATGATACGTGCGCAAACTCGTCAGTGCTGGTGAGACATACCGCATACTCCCATCGCTCGCTGGGCGCTTCGTATGCGCGTTTCACGTCGGGTTGGATGTACAAATTCAAATACTGTTTGAAATCCTTGACTGGAACTGGTGCGCCATTGTACTTGACGCGAATGCTGCGATCCGTGACCGCGGCGATATCGTAGACGCGTTTCATGAATAAGGCGGTCATATCCGTTGTGAGCCCGGAAACTCCAAGCCGCGCATAATCGGGACGAAACGAAATGCGCGTATACGGTTTCTTGAGCGAACATTTTGAGATTTTCGGCGGGCAAATTTCGGTCAAATTGTTTTTGAATTCTTGGACATACTTGAGTCCGCGCACATGGTCGACGGTTTCAACTGATCCCCACACGGACCAAATGAGAACCAATTTGAATCCGAATCCGTTTTTCCCGCCAACAATTTTCTCCTTTTTGTCTTCGTCGTAATTGGTTGAAGTGCGCAAGTGGCCGAAAATCATTTCCGGGATCCATAGTTTATGTTCGGGGTGTTGTGCGATATCGATACCGTTCCCGTCATTTGTCATGGTGATGGTACCGGTTGCAATATCTACATCCACTTCAATTGAAGTGACTGGAAGTGCATCGGTCTTACCGTCTTTGATTGCTTGAGCTTGGCGAACGACATGGTCGCGCATATTGACCAGCCCCTCGTCGACGAGCTTGTAAAGTGCAGGAATGTGTGAAAATGTTTTGAGTTGAATGGATACGGCACTGGCATCAGTAGTAGTCGCGGCATCAGTAGTCGCAGTAGTCGCAGTAGTCGCAGTAGTCGTGTATTCCGTGCATTCGGTCAATTGAATGGATCCAATATACGTATCCGGCTTCTTCAAAATGTGTTCCATGTCGGTCATTTTCTGGTATTTAGTGGTGAGCTTCGCTGATTCAGTTGCTGTTGCTGTTACTGTTGCCATATTTTCGATTACTTTATATAAAAGTCTGAAGTCTGAATGTATATTGTATTAGAATCAATGAATTACATCAATTTTTTTGAATATCTATAAATTCTATAAATTCTATAAATTCTATAAAGTCTATAAATTCTATAAATTCTATAAATTCTATGATAAAGGTTGAAAAAAAATTGATATATATTTTCAATTACTATAATAGTATACATCAGCGTTTCCTTCTTAGATAAGAAATATCAAATCCAAATGTCGTCAATTCAAGCTTCAAATATGTGCGCAGTATGCTGCGACCCATTCACCAAACAGGTACGAAAACCGATTGTCTGCCCGGTAAGTACGTGCGGATATTCCGCATGCCAGACATGTTACAAGACCTTTCTCACGACCGACGGTGTTACATCATCCAAGTGCATGAACTGCAATACCGAGTTCACCCCGGCCTTCCTTAAGAGCCATTTCCCGGAATCATTTATCAAGGCCGACCTGAGACAACACTTCACCGAGATTCTGGTCCAGCGTCAAGTCGCGCAACTTCCCATGTCCCAGCCAAGAGCCGAGCGCGAAATTCAGGCCCGCGCAAAGGCGAGTCAAGTTGCCGAGATCGAGAAGCTCATCAAATCACTGCTCGTCCAAAAACGGATCCTTCAAGACGATATACGGTTCCTTCGATCTGCTCCCACGCATGGAAGCGCAGACAACGAGACTGTGGCCGCGTTTCAGCGTAAATGCTGCGACCCCGAGTGCCCTGGATTCGTTTCATCTGCATGGAAATGCGGCATTTGCAGCAAATTCTCATGCTCGCACTGCCACGAAGTGAAAGGCACGACCCGTGAAGAAATCGAAGCGCATGAGTGCAATCCTGAGACGGTCGAAAGCATCAAATTCCTCAAAACCGATACGAAACCGTGCCCCGCATGTGGCGTGTACATCCACAAAACGGCGGGATGCGACCAGATGTTCTGCACATCGTGCAAACAACTATGGTCCTGGAAAACGGGACGAATCGAAAAGAACGGCCACAATCCACACTACCTGGAATGGATGCGAAATCATGGAGGAGGTCTTCAACGCGATCCACAAGATGTGCAATGCGGTCGTGAAGTTGATCGCGCATTCAGTTACACGATGAATGCACAATACAACCGACTCATCATAAGGTGCAAAGACGAAGCCGTACAAGCGTCATTCCACAGCTTCTTTGAAAAGCAATTTCCCGAACTGGCAAGATCATTGATTCATTTGCGCCATTACGATATTCGCCACTTTCAAGAAGAAGCGGATACGGAACAGCGCGGGTCGGTGCTTCGTGTCGGGTATCTTTGCAAAGATTTCAACACGACATCATTTCGCCGCCGGGTATTCAACTTGAACAAAACTGGAGAAATTTCGCGCAATATCATGGACTTACTTGTCGCAGTTCAAAATGCTGCGGCGGATATCATGTACCGCGCACATAAACAAATGACCGACCTGGGCTCGTATTTTGAACGGGTCAGCAAGCGGGAAAAAGTGGAGCCGATCGACGAGACGCAAGCGTACCGGGACATTCTCAGCACGTTCTCGGAACTGACCGAGTTGCACAATTACGCACAAACGTGCTTGGAGGAAGTGTACTGGACCCACTCGACTTCACCGTCCCACACATTCAAAAAATCATCATGGTTCGCACTAACCAACTAAAAGGTAAAAAAAATAAATAATGTACTACACAGGGACAGGGGAGTCCCTTTTTTTTACTATTTATTTTTTATTTTTTATTATTTTTTGTTAATTATTATTTGTTAATTATTTTTTCTTTTTATCACGCGTCGACGAGTGCGCCTGGATATAGATTTATTCCGGAAATTCCGGGACTTGTTTCGTTTACCCTGTCTTGTTTTATGGGGTTTACCCCCGTTTATAGGTCGCGATCGCGATCGCGATCGCCGACCCTGCGAATCGTGTGGCGGAGGAAGACGAGCGTGTCGCGAATGAGAAGCGTCTCGCGCAGGAGAATCTCGCGCGCCTCGCGGAGGAGAACCTTGTCGCTGAGGATTATGAGGTATACTTTGTGATCGGTCTCGTGGTCGTGTGATTGGTATACCATGTATAGCTTTACTACGTTGTTTATAAAGGTCAAAAAATTTTTGGATGCAATATGTTTTTATCTCGGTGGACGTCTCTTTTAATGCTTGTTTCATTGGTTTACCTTCAGCTTTACGTTGGTCAACAAACGCCTGGAGTACTGCTTCTTTACAATCGTAAATAAGTTGCAGGTAATCATAATATGTGTTGATAAGATATCTCACTGCATGAGGCGTCGCATTTCTGAACCTATCATTATAATATCCTCTTTCAGGATAGATATGCGAATCTCTCTCATAAGTTTCACGAATCCCAAATTGCGAAAGCATAATCCATGGAGTTACTGTTCTGTGTAACATTGTTCTTGTCTCGGAGGTCATGCCACCTTCGCATACGGCTCCAAAGGGATATCCGGCCGGTCGATACGGTCCTGAATTTCTGAATACACAACATGTAACATCAACAATTGCTATTTTTGTACATCCTTTGGATCTCAAATATGAAATAAGTGTTTCTGTATAAAATGCCTTACTATGTTCATCAGCTCTTAGGTGGTGGGAGGGGTCAGTACCGAAAACACCAGCTGGTGGTTCTACACGAAGTAATTCTTCTGCAAATTGATCGAATCTAGCAACCGTGCCATCGGAGTATTTAATTAATAACGTAACCTTCCATTCAGCATATGTACGTGTCTCAGGGTCAGGGTCATTGCCTCTACCTTGACGATACTCTTGAGAACTTAATGTAAACACTTTTGAACATAGTGGAACTTTTTTCACACCAGTGGCTGTTTTTTCTATGTTACCAGTATTAGAATACACTAATGGAACATAATTTGCAATAATTTGTCTCATGTCTATATTACCATCCGGCAATACACATCCTTTAACTGCATCAAACCCGGTAACGCCTTCCATTGTGTTGGAAACCTCATTATCATAATCGGATTCTAATGTTGCGTCGTGGTTAATTGTAGGATCACTAAATTGGTTTTGGGATCCGTGAACGCAAGCGTCCGGTAGGTAAGCATCGCTGTGTAATAAATCATCTGAGAGATGTCTTAGTTTTAGATTATTATTATCAAAAAAAGTTCCATGCATTTTTAAATGGCGTTCTGCAGCATCAACTGCCTGTTTTTCTCTTGTATCGTCGGCATAGTTAACATTGCCTCCGAATGGCATCGTAATACCGCATACTTCTACACCCGCAGGCCATGTTAGGGGAAATAAGTATTCAAAAGAATTTTCTCGTGGTTGGTGTGTCCCACGATAAGGTTTAGCTCTTAATCCTCCATGAGTTCCTATTATAGCAGCTACTTCCAGTATTTCCATGTCAATGATAGTTAGATAGTTAAAGTAAAAAATACCTTATTTATAATTATATTTAATTTACATATATATTATAATGTTACAAATTAAAATAAAAATTATATGATATGATAATAACCAAATTTACGAGTCCTAAGGTAGCGTACTTCGATATTTTGAAATCACCGATTTTGGAATAAGCGTTTCTAAATGTGCGTCCAGTTTTTTGAAACATTTGTTGATGGTCACTTCGCTGATTTCACTGACGCGATTGACATCGCGTTTGCTTATATTTAGCGCGCACGTTTGGGCAATAAAGTATACGATACCCGCCGCAATCGAGTGCGGCGTATTTTCGGGAATGAGCTGGTTTTTTTCGATTCGCGATGCTACAAACAAGCACAACTGTGTAAGTTCGGCGTTCATGCTCAATTTGCTGCAATAGCGTTCAATGAACGAGTTCGGGGTCGTTTTACAGAACGTCGTTTTGTCCGAGTTCGTCATATCCGACTCGATTTCGTTAATAATCACCAGCGCGTTTTTGCAGCCGCGAGTGGCGCTCGTGATGTCCAGCGAAAATATACTCGCAATCTCTTTGGCCGTGCGCGGACAATTGTGAATTCGGCATGCCACGTAAACAGATGCCGCAATCACGCCGTCGCGATTCAGTCCTCGGAATGTTTTATGCTCGGATACGCGCTTATGATGGCGCAACGCTTCATCCGTAATGATTTTCGGAATATCGTTATTATGCGCGACCGTCGTAATACGCTGGAACTCATCGTACCTGGCTTTTTCGCGGTACGGCATGGCTTGCCATTCCGAGTATCTGCGGATTTTGCGCATCTCGTAAGAACTCGGGCCGTCGCACAGTACGCGGCACCCGTACGATGACTCGGCCAAAAGCGGATTCACCGGCATTCCGCACCGGGTCGGATCGCTCATTTGCCCACCGTCCGCATTATAAAACCTCCACTCGGCGCTATGATCGAGCACGTCCTTGTAAATGATACTGCACTTGGGATTGGAACACGCGGTAAACCCTTCATCGGTAATTGAAACCGAAAACCCGCACGCATCACAAAACTCGCGGCTTCGCGGTGTACCATCGAACTCAATAATGGGTTCTGCGGCAGCAGCAGCAGCATCATGTTCTTCACTAGCATTTTCAGCAACATTATCCGAATCTGGCAGAATCATAATCTGTTTTACATCGTCGGATACGAAATTGCTTTCCACTTTAGACCACATATCGCGCTGCTGCAAGTGCAGCTTTCGACGCCTGGAAATTGAGCCGCTGCTATTGCTAGTGTTTGAACCGGCGTCACTGGATGTATTTATATTTGTTGCATTTTTTCTGGTACCGCCACCATGACCATGCCCATGCAGGTGGACAGGAGATACTTCTAAAGCAGTCATTCGATCTTCAATCTTCAATCTTATACCATGGATACTAATGTTTAAATTTAATTTCAAACTCAATCAATTTTAAATTAAATATAAATACGCATAATAATTAAAGTCAAATAAAATAAATAAACACGCAAATAAATAAATAACTAAAAAATCATTATACATCATGGGGAACGGAGTATCGTCTGCAACAACACCCACGCTTAGCGGAAGTAAAGAAACAACGAAACGGTTTAAAGAAACACTGGATTTAATCGCAACCCAATACATCACTACCAATGACTTTAAAGGGTTAAAAATGCTCGTGAATGAAAAGTACTGTGACGATTTGACAATTCTCACGAAAGATATTTTAGCCACGCGGTTTACCACAAAGGAAATAAAAACTTTAGCAAAAACTGACACGTTTTTTTATATTTCTAAAAACGAACTGGCTCGACTTGAAGCCAATACAAAAGATAAAAAAAATCGCATGTGTAAACAAATTGCGCGATTTTATGTTCGAATTGCACACTTGTTCGCGTCAATTATAACTACCGTCTATCCCAACTGGTCAGATTCAGGAAATGGACAACAAGGACAAGGACAAGGGCAAGGACAAGGAATCGAGTTTTGCAATGCTCGAATTAACGCGCTTAAAAATTCGATTCTGGAAAAAAAAGGCGATCTCGACGCTGTGAATATACAACCAACGGTTTGTTCGTTGTATTCCAACAGTTCAACCTTATATGCCGCGCCGGGGTTTTCGGCATTAGAAGTGCTGTATAACGACGAGTACGATGAAACAACCGGCACATTCAACCGACGTAGCGGGGCAATGCAAGTCAAGTATGAAAACGATTTGGAAAGTTTATACGAGGCATTTACCGGCAAATCATCCAAACCCAGTGAAATTAAATCGTTTTCGGATATTAATATTGCTGCACTTTCAAGCCGGTTTTCCGAGTGCGGGCCTAAACAGAAATCGGATCGAAGCGGCGAGATACTTCAACAGGAGCAACTGCAACAGCAACAGCGGGACCAACAGCGGCAACAGCAAGAAGACCAGCGGCGCAGGCAAGAACAAGACCCATATAACTATCGGCAGCGCGAACAAAACCCAATGGCTCGAATTATGGAAGAAAACAATCGAGAGTTGGAGCGGATTAAACTGCGTGCGGAAATAAAAGAAAAAAGTATCCGGGAAGAAGGGGCGAATATGTCGGGCGTAATGACTTCAAGTACAAATTTGCGGGTGAAAAAAACGGGGTCGTCATTTTCCAATTATGCGGCGCATATTAGAACCATGGCTGGAAATGCCGATAAATTCAAAGCCAAGCTGCTGGAAATTGTCGACAAACTGTTTTTAGTTGTAAAGAATGACGCCACGTCCAACCAAGCCAAAATAACAATACATCCTGCACTTTCGAATGAAATGCTCAGTCAGCTTGTAAATCAGACGCGCGATATTATTGTTCAACTATATTTGGGGTGCGAGCGCGATTTTTATACGGGTATAAAACTTCTTCGCGTCATCATCGAAGAAAAAATGCAAGAAACAATGGAAGCTGCGCTTGTAAACCTGAAAACAGAGACTGTCAAACAGGTTAAAGTGCTTTCACAAAAGAATAAAGAGACTGAGACTACAAAACGACAGAACGACGTGAAGGCGCTGCTAGATAACGCAAACAAAGATAAGAACGATATAAATGTAGCATCCGACGAGCGAGAAGATGCCTTGAACACCCTCACCAAGAAGTTAACGGATAAAAAACACGAACTAGATGAGGCGAAACAAAAATCTGAAGATTTTAAGAAAGAGCTTTATTTGATAAATGCTAAAATAAAACAATATACTGAAGAACTGGCATTGGTACCAGGTGGAGTAGATCCTCGCCTGGTCAAGATAATATCAGATTTAAATGATAAGAAGACTTCAAACGAAGCTGAAAAGGTGGTTATTGATAATGAAATAACTACTCTAACAAGTGAATACAATGATCTTAAAACCAAATATAGCGCTTAACGGTCTCGCCGCATATCCAAGTACGCATCAGTTGGTAATTCGTCGTATATCGCCATAATGATTTGAAATGACCAAACGATCAGGATATCGGCGACGAATGGAAACGCCACAAATGCCATGGTTAGTCCGATATTTGTGTAATCGGTGTATCTTGTTCGGTAGATGATGATGATAACCCATGCGAAAACCGAAAGCCAATAAAAAAATGTTAAAAATTTTGACACGTAAGAAAGAAGATCCATTTGCTGATTTTCATAAAAGGTACGCCGATGTTCAGTTTTCATTCTTGAAACGGTTTTATCAACCTTTCCACCAAGTACTTGAGTTGCTTCCGAATACTTATCAGATAAATCGTCTAGATGATTATAGTATTTTTCTTGTTCATTTGCAACCGTAAGTAAATCGGTCAATTCGTTCATCATGCTAGTTAGTTTTGGAGTGATTGTTTCTTCCAACAACTCGGCCCCTTCTTGATTGTATACTTTATCAATTACTTTGGCGTGATCGCATTTAGTATTACTAGCATTTTTATATATTGCATTTGCAGTCTGTGTGCAGTCAAGAGCATTAACGTAATTGAAAAACGCCTGATCAAATGTATCCTTGTCGCATTTAATTTTCCCAGGTCGTATACACTCATATGCGGCGTTGAAATTGTTGGACTGGGTTGTTACGGTTGGGGCTTGTCCTACTAATGTACTAATTGTTGTATTCGCAGTATCTATCATCGAATTCAAATTATAAATCGTATTGGCAAGGTCATCGTCCATTTGTCCTGACATTTTATTTATGTTCGCGGATGTTAGTATATGTTATGTTACTATATGTACTTACTTTATTTATTTTAACTAAAAATGCATTTTGTTTGTATCTTTAATTAAAATTAAAAACAATAACAACTGAGTTTTACCTTATTCCTTATTGGTAATTTGTATGTTATTTCTATTCATTCTTGTATAATGGGCAAAGGCTCTTCTCCCTCCGCTGCGCTTGCTACTACTTCTGCGCTTGCTACTACTTCTGCGCTTGCTTCTGATACTACCACCGCTTCTGCGCTTGCTTCTGGTTCTGCTGCTACTGGTGCTGGTACTACTTCTGATCCTATTTCGGCAGTTGCGGCTTCTACTATTTCTAATGTTATTTCTGCGCTTGCGCTTGTTACAGGTTCTGCGATTGCTTCTTCAGTTTTCGTGTTATTTTCATGTTCCGCATGTACACTTACAATATCGTCATTTCTAGGCCGGTGCATTTTGTTCAATAATGTGAACAAAAGGGCATTCATACCGTTCATCATCTCATGCTGTGAGTTTAAAATGGATCGAAGTTCGCGATTCTCGGTCTTAATCGCATTTACTTCAGTAACCAGTTCGGCAAGGTTGGTATTTTGCATAATGTGACTCACGGTATTTGCAATAAATGTGCGATTTTCGGTAATTTTATGAATGACCGCCTCGTCAAAGACGATTTCATGTTCTTCCATATCCATTTCACCACCCTCGTCAATGTTGTTACCGTCGTCATGATCATCGGAATGCGGATTTACGGTCGCATTCGCCCCTCCCGCGGTTCGCGTAATCATATTTGTTAAATGCGCGAGCTGGTTAGAAATATCATTGTGATATCCTTGCAGTTTCATAATATCAAAGTCGTGATTTCTAAGTATGATAGTAGGTGCAAGATGCGGTTCCGCGAATGGAAAATTTATACTGCCGGTTTCAACGGACTCCAATCGATAAACTCCGGTTGGAGATAAAAGTTTAACAAAACCCGGCGGAACCGGAGTGTCGGCTTTAACAATTTGAGGAATGGGCTGAATGGGTCTTTGTTGTTGTTGTTGTAAAGGTGCGCGCTGGGTATAAGGGTTCATGGACGACGGTTGTTGTTGTTGTTGTTGTTGTTGTTGCTGTTGCTGTTGTTGCTGCTGTAGTTCTTGCATTTGTCGCTGTCTTTGCAGTTCGGCTAAACGCTGCATCTGCGCTTGCTGAACGGATTGCTGTTGCTGTTGCTGCTGCTGCTGCGGCATCATACTAGAAGGCATTGAAGGCGGTGGACCAGTCCGTCTTCGCCTAGCAGACGATAAAGCCGTATTACTCATATAATGTACGCGTTTCTAAGAAGATAGTTGTTATGGTAATCGTTATTGTATTTTATTTAAATAGTGTTTGGTAGTAAATAAATAAAGAGATAAGTAAATAAATAAAACATTTAGTTTAGATACGACAAAATAAATAATAATAATATAGTATTTTAATAATAATTAATAATTAATAATTAATATACAATACATACAAATGGTTCTTCGCTTTACGATGGCGGAATTTCGAAAAATTCAATCAAACGATAAAATTTTGTTTGGGGTTCTTATTGCCGTAATTATTTTTAACAGTATGATACCTCGGGTGATTGAAGGTAATACTCCAGGTACTCCTGGAAGTATTTATAACGTTATGACTCCCAGAATTGTTACGAGTACACGTGGAAATGCGCCAACTGCAGGTGATGGTGTAATGTCCATTTCAGGTTCGTTTCGAACGAGCGTTGCCATTGCGACCGGCAATAAGTTAATATTCGAGTTTCCGAGCAAGTATTTTGCAAAGCCAGCCGCCGCAACACTTGACGCCACCGTCGTACCGGTAAAAATAAACATTACCCAAACGACCGGTACTACCTCAACCCCAGTTATCACCGATGTGAATTCAACTAGCACATTTGGCGAACTTACCGGTTCAACTCCGAAACTAGTGTTTACTGTCGGTACTAGTGCCATTCCGGCAAACACTACCGAAACTACATCCAGGGATTATGAGTTTACAATCAGCAGCAGCAGCACAACTGCGGGAAGTGAAATGTTCAAATTTGGACCGGATCAAATCGATCAAACCCAAAGTGGCTTTAAGATTAGCGCATCAACTGCAACTGCGACAACAAGTGACATCGCTACCGCCGGAAGTGCAGCAATGCCGATGCTTTATAAACAAGATACTAACGCAGCAAGCTCGTCCGCTAGTGGTATGAACGCTAGGCAACAAGGAATTATAAATAATATCGCTAGAATTCAGGCGATCGAAAAACAGCTTTTGGGTAAGTTGAATGGTGCGATGGATGCAGAACAACGATCTGAAATTGTTGCGCAAATTAACGATCTCGCAAAAGCGCGAGGGGATTTATATAACAATATGAACGATTTTTCGAGCCAGCTTGAAACGGTTGCTTCTGAAAGGCGTAACGCACTTGTTCAAAACAGCGTTGCCGTGAATGTAATACGAGACCAAATCGAAAACTCATCAAATACGCTGGACGGTCTGCAACAAGAAAAATCGAACAAGATGCGGCTTGTTGAAATAAACAACTATTATGGGAAAAAATATGAATTTCAAACGGACATTATGAAGATTATTATTCTAACATGCGTACCGGTACTCGTGATTTCAATTCTTTTGAAGAAAGGGTTCATTCCAAATCTTATAGCAACTGGGCTTATCATTCTAATTGTTGCCGCTGGAGTTATCACAGTTGCTCGTAAGGTCATGGATCTAAACCGACGCAATAACTTTAACTTTGACCAGTATGACTACCCATTTAACCCATATGCCGTAAGTGTTACCAAAACCAAGACGGAAACTACCAACTTGGCAGATTTAAACAAGATGGAAAATCCATTTTTGTGTATAGGTCCGGCTTGTTGTACTGATGCATCCACAGTTTGGGACGATAATACTAAAAAATGTATAAAGGCATTGGCGCCTTCTTCATCAGGACCAGCACCAGCACCACCACCACGTAGCACCTAGGTAAAAGAAATAAAAGAAGAAATAAAATGGAATAAATAAAATGGAAGAAATAAAATGAAAAAATATTAAAAAAACTTGAAATTGTTATAATAAAATGTAAATTAAATTTTATTATAGTGACAGGGGCGTCAAGCGCCCACTACGCAGTGCTTAAACCCATCCGCGCTGTCCACCTATTTAACGGCGATCGGGGGAACGGCTCCTGTAGTGACGGCGCTCGGGAGAACGACGTCTGCTGGCATAATCAACCGCCTTCAGCAAATTGATTTCGTTGGTTGCGGCAGCCAAAGCGTCACGGACGCGATTGCCGTCTAATACGCGAACGGTATCATCAAGCTTGTTATAAACGTGTCCGACTTTCTCTTTAATTTCGCAGCAGCATTCAGCCAACTGTGACTGGAGCGCTTGAGTATTCTTCAATGCTTCATACTTATTATCGGCACTAGATGCTGCCATTTGAGCAGCTAATCTCTCAGTGTTCTTCAAGGCTTCCATCTTGGTATCACCGGAGGCCTCGGCGATTTGTGCGGCAAGAGATTCTTTATTTTTCAAAGCCTCATACTTTGATTCAGCCATTTGAGCGGCCAGTATCTCCTTCATTTTATAGGACTCAAGCAACGTTTTCTGATTTTCGAGCAATAGTGAAGAGTACTGTGCCGCAGAGGAACTAAGGATTCCAGCAGAGGCCTGATTAAGTAATCCCTTGATTTCATGCCCATTGTTATTGGTTGCCAACAAACCAGCAACATTCGCAGCGGCGACAGAATTTAAAATCTCAGACGTTCCGCGGTTATATTGGGCAGATGTATCGCGTGCGAGGTCGGCCATCGTTTGTCTGTCGGCAGCACCGGTCGCCGCCATCGTATAACGTGCTTCGCCGGCATTTTTTTCAACTGCTGCAGCAATATCACGAGCGGATAAAGCGGCGGCGGAAGCGCCAGTAGATACTCCCGCAATAATTTCGTTCGTGTTGCGGTTTGACTGCGAGATAATATCGCGAGACAAATCATTAGATGCTTGGCGGTCGGCAGCACTAAGAATTGCGCTAGTATACCTGGCTTCACCGCTGGTACGCTCAATTGCCTGTAAGATATCACGGCCTCGGTCAGCGCTGGATTGCTCCATAGTAGTCAATGTCGAATTTACAGCAAGACCAGTTCGGTCAACTGCGTCTTTGGTTGAGCTAGCAGAACCGCTAACCAGATCGCGGACACCGCTGGTGGACGCATAAAGTACGTCTTTCACATGACCAACACCGTCGGAAACATTTTGACCGACACCTTGTACGGTCTGAGTAAGGTTTCGATCGAGCTGTCCAATATCGTGTGTAAGATTCCTAGCGGACTCAGTCACATTCTGACCGATTGAGGCCTGAAGAATATAATTCTGTAGGTCATTGCCGCCATAACCGTAGCCGGGATAGGGTGGATATGCGCCGGGGTAGGGATATCCTGGCATAGTGGGTGGGGTAGGGGTAGTCATTGTGGTTGGTTGGTTGGTTGGTTTTATAACATATCCGGAGATTTTAATTTTAAAAATTCGCGAAATTTGCTGATTTTTACATATTTTCCTAAATATTTTTGAAATTTAACAAAAAATGAAGAATTTTCATTCATTAATTTCATTCGTTTTTAACATATTTTTCCTAAATAGTTTTGGAATTTCGAAAAATGACTGAATTTCATTTATTAAATTTGTATTTAGGAAAAAATTTGCTAAAATTCATGAAAATTTTGCTAAATTTAATAATAATAATAATAATAATAATAATAATAATAATAATAATAATAATAACAACAAATCATAAATGAAAACAATTGCTTATATCATTGGTTATCGCTGGACATGTCACGATGATCGTCGATTATTGAATTTGAAAATAACAATTGACTGGCTATTAGGTCTCAAACCAAAATTAAAAGAATATGACATAGATCTTGTCGTAATAGTTATTGAACAAGATGTAATTCCGAAGTTTCAGATCGAACATTGCATTTTCAAACAAGTGGAATATCTATTTGTATATAATGGTGGATATTACAACCGTGGATGGGGGTTCAACGTCTGTTTTAAAAATTATGTAGCGGATTATTATTTTTTTGCGGATGGGGATATCATAATGAATGAACGCGACATGATGAATGTGTTCAGAACGTGTTTTAAATATCACGCAGTAAATCCATACGAAACTATATATGATTCAACCGAAGAATATATGAAATCAAATGAAAAATTAGAATTAATCGATCTAGAGGGTACCTGTAATTTTAAAAAAAAATTTACAAAAAGAGAAAATATTTGTTTTTCAGGTGGAATAATGGGAATACGAAAATATTCGATGAATCTTATAAACGGTTGGGATGAACGGTTTCGTGGAAGAGGGTGGGAGGATTATGCATTCACTTCAAAAATTAAATTATTTATATATTCGATCAAAACTTATGCGTATTCAGCTTTACACTTATGGCATCCGTGGGAGATAAATACTACACGACAAATAAATGAACGGTTAAATTTAGAATATGCGGCATATAATTTTGGCGATTATTTGAATTTAATCAACACCTATATTGAATTTGGTTCTCCAATAAAATATGCGATTTCAACATCAAGTAAACCATGCAAACCATGTAAAAAATCCATTAGCGATGAGAGGTACTATTTTGCAAAGGATTACTTCGACAGCCTATTTAAAAAATATAATAAGAATACTAGAAATATTTATTTGCATTTATGTGACCAATTGAAAGAATTGAATGAACATGGCCAAATTAAAGAAAGTGGTGGCTTAGAGCAACAGCAAGAGCAAGATAAAGAAAGTTGTGGTCCTACCGGCGAGACTGGTCCTATTGGTGAGACTGGTCCAGATGATGAACAAGATAAAGAAAGTTGTGACCCTACCGGCGAGACTGGTCCTACTGGCGAGACTGGTCCAGATGATGAACAAGATAAAGAAAGTGTTGAATCTGAACAACATAAAGAAAGTGTTGAATCTGAACAAGATAAAAAAAGTAAAAGTGTTAAAGAAGGTGATAGTCATTTAGATGATTTTGAACCAATCAAAGTAATCAATCTTTTACATGAAGTTGAACCCATCAAAGACGATCTTGAGAGACTCGAGAGTAAATTCAAGAACATTTTGGAATTGTTAGCGGCTTGTTTAGAAGTCAATGAACCTGTTCCTGATGTTCAAACAATTAAAGAAGGTGCTGATTTACCTCATGATCATGTACATAAGGTTGAAAGCGAACCTGTTTCTAAGGTCGAATCGGTTGTTGAACCAGTTAAAGAAAGCGAACCTGTTTCTAAGATCGAAGAGGTTGTTGAACCAATGAAAGAAAGCGAACCTGTTTCTAAGGTCGAAGAGGTTGTTGAACCAATCAAAGAAAGCGAACTTGTTCCAGAGGTTGTTGAACCAATCAAAGAAAGCGAACTTGTTCCAGAGGTTGTTGAACCAATCAAAGAAAGCGAACCTGTTCCTAAGATCGAAGAGATTGTTGAACCAGTCAAAGTCAACGAGCCTGAATTACCTGTTTTACCTGAATTACCTGTTTTACCTGAGATTGTTGAACCGGTCAAAGAAAGCGTACCTTTACCCGAGGTCGAAGGCGACCATATTCCTTGGGTTGAAAGCGAACCTGCTTTACCCGAGGTTGTTGAACCAATTAAAGAAAGCGTATCCGAGGTTGTTGATGTTCACCCAAATAGTGTGGTAAGCAATTCTATTTCAATCGGCGGTACATTTGTAAATACAAATGCCGAAGTAATTTAACTTAATCTAAAAAAATAAATAATATATCAATTGTATTTAAACCGATTTTAATACAATTATTCGACTCACACTAATTAACTTCATTGTTATTTAGTTCATTGATAATGGCTGCAAACGAGATTGATGTAAGTAACTGTAACAACTATATTGAAAATATTTCGAAACAAGATATGGTGGCCATGTACGAAGGATTTATTCATATCGCGTGTACAATACTATTCAGTTTTTGCGGAATACGGCTGTATAAGTATTTGCATACCGATAAACATCGAACAGAAACACTGCTCCGTGTAACCCGCTACCACTCTGAAAATTCGATACAATATTCCAAGTCCGATCCGTTTACGATGCACGAGAAACGCGTTTGTTTCGATTTTGTAAACACCATGGCATTTCTCTTTATTTTGAAAAAACACACATTTGTTTGTAAAACAATGAAAACCTACGAGTCCCGCCAAAAAACCGGGGTTTTTAAATTTGAAGATAGTTTCATTATCAAGTATTCAGTATTCAGTGATATGCACGAGTCGAAGATCTATAACGATATGCCGTCCAGAGGAATAAATAAGGTGAGCAAGGTCGTTACGCCGATATGGTATTCATTCTTTGAAAACAAAGAATACAAAGGTAAGCATGAAAGTTCAGATTCGGACGAGTCGGATTCGGATCCCAAACTATTAACACTTTATGACACATTTGATAAAGTAAACATTAAAGTGAAGCGTCATGACATTATGTGCATTGAGGTGCAGCCCGTTTTGAAACACTCTGTGGTTTTTCATAAATGGTATAGTGCCGCGCAATTCAATCCCAAAAACCATGACTACGTCATAGGAAGCATGATGCTGAGTTTGGCTCGGTCTATTAAATATTGTCACGATATCGGAATGGTGCATGGTGATATAAAACCCGACAATTTGCTGGTAACTTACGAACCTCCAGAAGAAACAAAGGAAACAAAAGAAACAAAGGAAACAAAAGAAACAAAGGAAACAAAAGAAACAAAAGAAGAAGATGAAGAAGGAGAGAATATGGATATGGATACTGAAGACGATGATTTTATCAAGTGGAAAACGTTCTTAAAAGTGGACGTTACAGGTAAGACGCGTAATCCGTGTGATATTCCAAGCATATACTTGATTGACTTTGGAATGTGTGGGTACCATGAAAAAGACGAAGGGACTGGCGGCACGCGGCCATTTTGCGCTCCGGAAACTAAAAATATAAAAATAAGCCCAGACCCTAGTAGCTCGAAATCTGTTTCTAAATTGGAGTCAGAATATAAGTGGGGTCTTCTAAACAAACAACATGACATTTGGTCGTGGGGGTTGATATTGTACACGGTAACGGCATACCATGATATTTATAATACTTACGACGAATACCCGAGCGATACATTTGAGAGAGATGGATATATCAATGAATGTCAGCAAGAGTATGCGTCCGAAATAAAATCACATCCGTTTTATCCCATATTTAAAAAAACGCTCTGCGCTCCTTCAGAACGAACCTCGTCCATCGATGAACTTATTCACGATATGGAACTTATTTTGAAAGTGTTGTAGTAGCAGATAGAAACCAAGCCGAACTCATTGAAGCTATGAATAAAATGTCAGTACATCGTGATTCAACATCACGTAGTGATTCATCGGGTCGTGATTCATCGGCTCGTAGTTCAACCCCACGTCATGGTTCGTCGGCGCGTGGTTCGCGGCGGTCGCCATCGCCATAATTTTTAAGTATCTTTATCCGGAGACGACGCCATTGGTACAAGATCATTTGGAACCGGATCATTTATTTCGACTTGTGTTCCTATTGGTGAGGACGAAGACGATGTTTCAGTAGAAGGAGGCAAGGTTTCTGTAGATTTTATCTCGGCGTTCACTTGTTTCACCGTACTTCGTTTAATGTTTTGTCGCTGTAAAAAGTGCAAAAACAAGGACGGCATGATAGCGATCGTGTTCATATACGTTCGATATTTAAATACGCAAACGGCAGTGTCATTCGCGTATTTTATACTATACCACCAGTATGCCGGTATGAAAATAATCTTTCCAGGTACAAGTTCAACCTGGAGCGTTTTTATTTTGGCGTAATCGGCTTTATACCGGTCCTGCACATTCCACGGAGAAACCGGCGACAAGAATTCAAACGTTTCGTAATCAGTTTTCGCGTACAAGTATTTCGTAGACTTGGGCGGTATTAGTACGATGCTAGCCTTTCCTCGAATGGGCATGAAGTAGTTGCGGTAGCAGCAACTGTATTGCAACGAGGTTTCTACCCCTTCGGATGCAAACGTATAGTCATAGTCACAGTTGGATACCATATGCGGGCGCAAAAATTCGTCGCTGTATTGAAACTGCTTAACTAATCCCGTTTCCTCTAAAAAATCGATATTTTTCTCGCTTATAATTTTAGAAGCCGTGTCCGATTTCATAAGTCGGTGCGCCGACGCAAGTGTCAGTGGAATATACGGTTCAGAATCAGCCTGCTGGTGGCTATCCTTTATGTTCTTAACTTTTACATCGAATGCGCCATAACTTTGTTTTACAATTTCCAAATCGACGTTGTTTCGAAACGTGCACATTTCTTCCCCTAGTTCGCCACCTCCATTGAAGTCAGGCCCCGCAGCGTAATCAAATATCACAGGTTGTCGCAAGTCGCATATTTCTTCTAGTTTATCTTTTGATGGATTGCATATCTCGTAAACTTCCAAGTCGTCGCTTGTTTTTAGATGGAAATAAATATGCAAATAAAAAAAGAGAACAATACAGAAAATAACAATTGTCAAAAAATTTTGCATAATGTATTAATGTATGTAATTGTATGGTATATCTTTATAACTTTAAACAGTTAATCGATAGAAAGTAATAAAATAAAAATAATAAATAAAATAAATAAATTAAATAAACGAAATAAATTAATAGATATAAAATTGATATTATTTTGATTTTGATATTAAAACAAACATAGCAACTTATCTAGTCTACCTATAGTCTATAGTCTATATATCCTTCATCCTTTAGAGAAAAATGTTTCGACGCAATACGCAACACAAGTCAGGACCTCCCCAGGTTTCTAAAATTTTGGGCATTCAGTTCAGTATATTATCCCCCGAAGAAATTACAAGAGGATCGGTAGTCGAGGTAACCTCCAAGGACATGTACGCCAACAATCGGCCGTGTCACGGCGGCCTGTTTGATCCGCGCATGGGTGTTCTCGACCCAGGACTTATTTGTCCAACGGACGGAATGGATTACATGATGACGCCCGGCTATTTTGGCCACATTCGTCTGGCGAGGCCGGTATTTTATATTCAATATTTAGCCACCGTTTTGAAAATTCTCAGATGTGTTTGTATGAAATGCAGCAAGCTGCTTATTGATAAAAATCTCCACCGCGAACTTATGAGTTTGCGACCGGACGAACGGTGGACTCACGTGTACCAGTTGGCAAGCAAGGTAACCCGGTGCGGAAAAGAGACGGAAGACGGGTGCGGATGTTTGCAGCCGGATAAGAAATACCGAAAAGACGGTCTCGCAAATATATTTGCAGAATGGACCAAGGTGTCACCAGGATCATCGGCGCCCGAACAGGCGGATGTGGGGGCTGAGGGTGGTGCAGGCGCTGGCGCAAGCGCAGGATACGGAAATGGAACAGGTAGGTTGAATATGAAGGTGACTCCGGAAATGGTAATTCGAATATTTAAGCGTATCTCAAACCAGGATGTTGAGTTCATGGGGTTTAATCCCCAATTCTCGCGCCCTGAGTGGATGATCTGTCAAGTGCTCGCAATCCCTCCCCCGGCGGTTCGCCCGTCGATCCGGATGGACGGGCAACAGCGCAGCGAAGATGATATCACGCACATTCTGGTAGATATTATAAAAACAAACGACAGTTTGGCCGAGCAGCTGAGACGGGGTGCAGCAAATGCGGGAGACAAACCAGCCGATCCAAGTGTCGTCGATGGATGGCACACGCTTTTGCAATACTATGTTGCAACGCAAGTGAATAATAACATTCCAGGAGTTGGACCCGTCGCCCAGCGATCAGGTCGTCCGCTCAAATCTATTCAAGAGCGTCTGAATGGTAAGGCCGGACGCGTTCGAGGCAATCTCATGGGAAAACGTGTTGACTTTTCAGCCAGGTCGGTAATCACCCCCGACCCAAATATATCCATTCGCGAACTTGGCATTCCGGTTCGAATCGCGAAAAATATTACAAAACCTGTCGTTGTTAACGATATGAATCGCGACTTTCTTATGGCGCTCGTAAAGAATCGATCGGAAATCTATCCCGGTGCAAAAATATTGGAAAAAACAAACGGGCAGTCCATTTCTCTTCGATATGCCGACGTTTCCAACATCACGCTTGAAAACGGAGACATTGTGCATCGCCACATGATGGACGGCGATGCTATCCTGTTCAACCGTCAGCCATCTTTGCATCGTATGAGCATGATGTGTCACATCGTTCGGATCATGCATACAGGCGACACGTTCCGAATGAATGTTGGTGACACGAAACCATACAATGCCGATTTTGATGGCGATGAAATGAACATGCACATGCCCCAAGACGAGGAATCCGAGCTGGAGTTGCGGCATTTGGCGGCAGTACCGTACCAGATAATCAGCCCCGCTAAAAATGAGTCGATCATTGGAATTTTCCAGGACTCGTTGCTGGGAAGTTACTTGTTTACCCGCGAAAAGGTGGACTTTGATCCGTTGAAGGCCATGGGTCTCTTGGTCGGGTATAGCAAAATCAACGGCAACCTGTTTAAATTCAACCGATCAGGCGATGGATCCAAGAACAAGATTACAAATTTCCAGCTGCTGTCTCAAATCATGCCACCGCTTTCAATGCGCTTCAAAAACGGCCACTACAGTGACGAGCAAGACAAGGCCGACAGCTCCAATCGGATTGTTGAAATAAAGGACGGCCAGTACCTTAGAGGCCAAATCGAAAAAAGCGTCCTTGCCTCGGGTGGAAACGGTCTCATTCAGCGCATTTGCAACGACTTTGGAAACACCGCTTCAGCCGACTTTATCGACAACCTGCAAAACATCGTCACGGAATACATGAAGCTTACGGCATACAGTGTGGGAATCAGCGATCTGATGTCCAATCCAAGCACCGTGAAAAATGTGGCCGATACGAAAAATATGAAAAAAGCGGAAGTGAAGAACATTATCGACCAAGTGCATTTAGGAATATTCGAAAATAAGACGGGTCGAAGCAACTCAAAAGAATTCGAGACTAAAATCACCAATATTTTGAACAATGCCACCAGCGAATGTGAGAAGATTGTCATGAACACGCTTAACAAGGATAACCGTTTTGGCACCATCGTAAAGTGCGGGTCAAAGGGTACGCAGATCAACATTTCTCAAATGATTTCATGTCTCGGCCAGCAGTCCATTGAAGGAGGTCGTATTCCGTACGGTTTGGACGGTAGAACCCTGCCACACTTCACTAAATTTGACGACAGTCCTAGCGCAAGAGGGTTTATTGACAACTCGTTCATTTCGGGGCTTCGGCCTGAAGAATTGTTCTTTCACGCCATGGCCGGTAGGATTGGTCTTATTGATACTGCAGTCAAAACATCATCCACGGGCTACATTCAGCGTCGTCTCGTCAAGGGTCTCGAGGATCTCATGGTATGCTACGATATGACAGTCCGCAACAGCAAGGGCCGAATCGTGCAATTTACATACGGCGACGACGGAATCGACACGATCAAAGTGGAACGAGCAACGGTTCCATTCCTTGAGATGTGTACCGAAGAGTTTTATGCGCACTACAGCTTTCCAACATCGGCGCAGGACGCGGGAGTAGAAGCTGCGGGGGGTGGAACCGATAACGCGTTTCAGACCATCTTCACGAGTAGCGCGATTCGCAGAATGAAAACGCAAGTTGCTGAACTGAACACGTATTCGAAACGAATGACGCAGCATCTCATGAAAGTTCGCGACGAAATTGTCGAGAATGTGTTTCGAAACAGGAACGAAAGTCGCGTTTACCTGCCGGTTGGAATCCAGTACGTTATTTCGAATATTCAAGGAATGAACATGTTCAACAAGAATTCGATGGTGGATATCACCCCGCTGGAAGCATTTAAAATGGTAGACGAAGCGTATTCCAAGCTGGAGTCGATCACGTATTCTCGGCCGACACAATTGTTCCGAGCCATGTATTTCTACCACTTGAGTCCTCGCGATTTACTCATGGTGAAACGGTTCAACAAACGCGCGCTCACAATCTTGCTCGAGACCATCGTTGTCCAGTATAAGCGCGCACTTGTTGCACCCGGTGAAATGGTTGGCATGATTGCCGCCCAGAGTATTGGTGAACCCACCACCCAGTTGACGCTGAACACGTTTCATAATGCCGGTGTTGCTAGCAAGGCTAATGTAACTCGCGGTGTGCCGCGCATTGAAGAAATCCTTTCGTTATCCGACAATCCGAAAAACACGTCGGTTACCATTTACGCTAAATCCGACGACGAAACCGATAAAGAACGGGTTCAGGATCTTATTCCGTTTATTGAACACACCCGACTGGTTGAAATAGTGTCGTCGGTTGAAATTCGTTTCGACCCCAACCCCGAACGAACCATCGTGGAAGAAGACGATCTTACACTTCGGCAATATAATGAATTCGAAAAAATGATTGCAGAATGTCACGCGGAGTCTAACGGTGAAGGGGCTGAGAGTGGTTCCGCGTCGTCGTCGTCGTCGTCGAATGACATTAGTAAATGGGTTGTTCGCCTTGAAATGGATGTACGCTCCATGTTGGATAAACGAATTACGATGAACGATGTGAATTATGCCATCAAAAACGCATACGGCGACACGGTTTCGTGTGTTTTCAGCGACTACAACGCCGATAAATTGGTATTCCGCATTCGACTGGAAACTATGATGAAGAAGGCGTCTGGATCTGGATCAGGATCTGGATCTGGATCTGCATCGGGTGGAATGGGAGGTCTTGAAACGACGTCATCGATTGCTGCATCCAAACAGTCATCACTAGACCAGTCGGATCATATTTATGTGCTGAAGACATTTAGAGACCAGTTGTTGAACAATATTGTGCTTCGAGGTGTGAAAGGTATTGGCGGCATCGTGATGCGAAAAGTGCCCGGCTTTATGCGCCGCGTGGAGGGAAACTATGTAAAGAGCGACATTTGGGTCATGGATACAATGGGAACCAACCTGATGCAGGTTCTCGCGCTGGATACAATCGACACAACTCGCACGATTTCAAATGACATTCAGGAGATTTACAGGGTGCTCGGAATTGAAGCGGCTCGAGTTGCGATTATGAATGAACTGGTAGAAAGTTTCGACGACACGTATATTAACTATCATCACTTGAGCGTGCTATGCGACCGTATGACTGCGAACGAACGCATGATTTCTATCTTCCGCCACGGAATCAACAGCGACAACATTGGCCCCATTGCAAAAGCGTCATTTGAAGAAACGCCCGAAATGTTTCTAAAGGCAGCGCGTCATGCAGAAGTAGACAACCTTCGCGGCGTGTCGTCCAACGTCATGTGCGGTCAAGAGGGATATTATGGCACAAGCAGTTTCAACGTGCTACTCAATTTGAGATCCATCCAACCCATCAGTGAAGCGAAGTTGCCTGCAGAAGACGACACTCCCATTCAGAGTTCGCTAGACACCGTTCAGTACGAAGACGATGCGGTAAATAAAACGCTACTGGTTGCAGACGAGATGGTTGGCGAAATGTGCACTACGACCAAACTAGAAATCGTTGGGTCCAATGGGGTCGGCGCAACTCCAAAGAATTTAGGTTCAGTGAGCGAGACGTATAATATGGGATTCTAAATCATACAGTGAAATGAAATGAAATGAAATGAAATATAAAGACGCGAATGCGAAAATAAAATTTTTTATTCTCTAAATAAGTATTTAAAGATTAAAAAAATGTTATACTATAAAAATACAATTATTCCAATAAATAACAACTAACTAACCATTTCTGATGCCTCCACCCAGTCAACCAGCTTCTTCTTCCTCTTCCTCTTCTTCATCATCTTCGTCTTCTGGTTCTTCCCAAGCGCAGCAAACTACCGTTCAAGCCGGCGGTGAGACGTATCGTATCCCTACCCAGCTATGCATGCAACATGTTTTTAAGTTGGCGATCGTAGAAGATAAACCGATCATGTTGGACTACTGGACCAGCTCGCTTGACAAGAGTGTCATCATCGGAGTTCGAGAGAATAATGAAAAGCTTCTCGTGAAGAGCGCGGACGAGTATACCAGCCCAATTGCTAAAATATTTAAAGTGGAGACGGAGTACATTATTGTTACGGAAAACTCAATTTATATTGTCGCGTCCGATATTCAAAATAAGCGTATTTCATGAACTCGTGATGGATGAGCCGGTAGTTACGGTCTCTACAAGAGATACGTTGGATCTCCCAGCAGTATTTACCGCGTAGACTCTAAAATAATAAGTTGTCTCCGGTTTGATATAAGTAAATGCCAATGACCTATCCCGTAACAGGTTAGACGCTGTATTGAAAAAAGTCCATATTTTGAAATCTCCAGCTGTTTCTGAATATTCCAAAATATATCCGACATGCGATATGTCGTCTCCTCCAATATCATCGCTAACCACATTCGTCTTTGTTCCACCCTTCAAACTTACCCAGAACCATTCAAGCAAAAGATACTGCTCGTCCGTTTCAATAAATTCACCGGTTGATGGAGATATACTAATAACTTTTCTAGACAGTATATTTATATCGATATTTGTAATCGGGTTGGGGATAACAATAATCTTTCCTAATATATCCGGAGTACTAACCACCCCTTCCCTTGTAGGAAAAAGCGAATTTCTGGCGGATACTCTAAAATAATACGGTATTTTTGTTTCGAATACGGGTCGCACGCTACCAGATATCATTGCTGAAGTTGATAAGTTCAACTGGATCGCACCCACTGACTGGGTACTTGTTGCCACATACTCGTAACCAACCCACGGACCCTGGTCGGTGTTTTTTGATACGCGCACAATATACGACGTCACCGTTGATCCTCCAGCGTCATCGATAACAAATGATACGTTGAATTGCCCGTTCGTTACCGCAACCTTGAGACCTATTGGTTTGCCGACCACCGTATTTGCCCTACCGGTAATTTCATAAGGCACCGAAGTATATGTTCCGTTCAAAGCTGAAATAAGAAACGTATAATACAAGTTCTCACTGTCAAGACCGGATATCGTGAATTTTGTAAGCGTGGTTGATCCGGAAGATATAATTCGTTTGAGTGGATCGGTTGTTTTATAGTAACTCACTGTATACGCTTGAATTTCGTTCCCACCATCACTTACCGGCGCGTTCCATGCAAGAAATATTGTTCCAGCCGTCGTTCCGGAACTTAGTGTAACCCCTGTCACGACTGATGGCGTATTCAGCGTGTTTACGGAAAGCGTTTCTGAATACGGAGACGTATAACCATCTCTCGTTACCACATTATTTGCACGAACCCGAACATAGTATGTTGATTTTGTAACGATTGCTAATCTGTTCAGACCGTCTGGATTTGGGCCGGTGAACCGGTAAGTGTATACTCTTTTTACAGAATCGTAAATTAAATCACTAGTTCCAATTGTCGCATCCATCTTCGTCCAAACGATCTTGTCGGTAGAGTATTCTACTTCGTATGACGTAATCGGCGTTCCGCCGTCAAATGATGGAGGAGACCATGTTGCAATTATATTCGTCTTGTCAATACTGATACCATTGATGGTTACAATTGTCGCTGAAGTATCGCCGCTCACATTAAAGTTTACCGGTTTACTTGGAATGAGAAACGTGTTTCCAGATGAAATTGCAGGAAATGTAGATGTGGCGCTAGTGGTAACTGAATAAATTTTTACATAATACAGCGTATTATTTTTGAGGCCATTTATCGTGTAAGTAAGCGTGTTTGCATCAACGTATCCAGTTTGAGAGCCGCCCGTAGTTGCAGACGTCGATGGAATATTGGTCCAATTGGTTCGGTCGGTTGAATATGCCACCAAGTATCCGGTCAATGTGCTACCCCCATACAAGCCCTTTTCATCTTGGTCTGGTGGCATCCATGTTACGACGAGTGACTTATCTCCACCAACAACGACCACATTGTTTGGTGAAGTTAGGGCTGTAGTTGGAATGCGTGATCGCAGAACTTGCCCCGCCTTGTATTCGTATGTGCGATTATTACCGTATAATGGAACCTCATCACGCAAACACAACAATCTAGGTGGACCAGGTACGTCGCTTTCACTAGTGAGTGTGCACTTTTTTTCTGATGAGGGGCAAATTAAAACACCATTGACTTCAGGTAAATTCGCGGTATTTGAATTCGTCAGCGTATCAGTTTGACTTGCAAATCCCTTTTTCCGCAACAACGACCCCCTTGACGCGGCAGCAAATCGTTGTTTTTTTGTACTTTGGGTTGTATTTGGCTTGTATTTTAGTATTTCACACTTTCTGCGTTCGCTGATTTCGTCGGGCGTGAACTGGGCCGTATCATATATTGGAGGCTGAAACCTCGACCATAACAATGAACTATACCGATTTGAAAAACTGTAGTTGCAAACATTTCCATACAGGGATGAAAAATTGGACATTGAACTTTTATTTTTATTTTCAAATAGTAATTAATTAGTAACTGTAAAACTTAAAATGATTTTTAATTCATATTAAATAATAAAAATAATATTATATTTTATTTTTTGATATGAATAGTTTTTTACCATTTTTTGGTATACGTAATATTTCCATTCCATCCACCAGCTTGGCTGTATCCGCCTCCAACACTGATAGAAGAATTTTTTGAGTCAAGTGACGAATTAGAGAAATTGAGAGGACGAGAATCAATGCACTTTTCAGTGACCTTAATCTGTGAAGATTTCATTGTAGTTGTATGTTGTGTATGTTGTTTATATTGTATTATAATATTTTTATTTTTGATATTATATTTATTATATTTTGATATGATATTTATATTTTTATGGCATCCGCATCCCCATTCCGATATTTGATCCGGCGGTATGCTGCCTCATTGCGTCGGTTGAATGCGTAATGTTGGTTGCGGTGGGAAGCGTTGGTACAAAATAATCCTTTTCTAAAATGCGGGTGCTGAGATTATTCTGAAACGGAATTGCAATGTGTTCTTGCGGATCAAACAGCGGATAGTCGGGACGATACTGTTGCTGGTCCCTTAATAACCATGCGGGATGCGTGACGCGACTCTGATCCGTGTACGCGTTCATGGTGTCCCTCGAAGGAATCGTCGTGCTTGCAGCCGGAATACCTTTACCCGGAGCGCAATACAAATTATCGAACGTATCGCGATTCAAGTTTCGGGTTAATCCAAATAAATTGTTTTCGATCTCGGTAGCGCCAGTCATTGCATTCCCTCCCCATTTTTGCATGCGAATGTGTGGATCTTGCATATAAACTGGATTTGCCCCATTTCCAGGCGAATCTAATGCATAACGTCCAGCATACGTGGATATTTCAAGGTTCTTAACAATGCGAGCCGGGTCATCGTGAAAACGTGTAAATGACATTATTGATTTATTGATTTATTTATATTCAATTATTATTATTATCTATCTATTATAATTATTTCTTTTATTTTGTTTTGTAGTTCGGTTCGTTTATCAAAGCTCTTAAAGTATAAAAAACAATTTAAAATGTTTTTTATAGTTCGGCATATACGATTATAAAAATAAAAATACAATTAGAATTATGACAACGTGCGCGATTTGTCCCAATCCCAAAACACTGACTCAGAATGATTTATTAACTGCAAAACTTTTAACTTTTTTTAAACGAAATGATTTCGAGCCGCTTAAAATCATGTTGGATGTAATTAATGGAGAATCCTCCATTTCTCTCCGTATCATTGATTGGTTTTCGACAAATTATGCTAAAAAGAATTATACGGTGTACACTATTCCCGAAAACGGGTCCAAACCGGAAAGACGATTCAAGGTGTACCTTGATTATAAACTCAACTTGAAAGCGTATTCAAAAAAACGGTTCGACCCTTTTTGCAGATGGGATCGAATCGCCTTTCCATATCTAAACAATTCGTACATACAAACAACCGTAGGGCAACTTAATTTCTTTAAATGGGCGATTGACAATCAAGTTATTCATTATATTGAAGCCAATTATCGCGACATTGAACACGACATGAACAGTAGAAACAGTATATCTAAACGTAAGCCTGGCAGACACGATGAAGAAATGGCACTGGAATTAACTTTATCATCATCACCGCATACAAAACGAGTCGACGATGATGATACTGATGGCGGCGGCAAAGATGACGATCTATTATCACTGTCGTCTGCCTCTACAAGAAAAAGGAGAGAGGAGTTGTCCATTTTGGCGAGTAGTTGTATAAAAAAAGAAATGGTGGAAGTGATCGTCACATTTGAGTAATAAGTTATTATTCTTTTATTCGTTATTATTCTTTATTCCTTCTCATCAAGATCTTTACCCTGTAAAGCCTTTCCGTTTGCTGCTATAGTTGGAGCGATTGCTCCGAACAATTTGCCATCAAAGAGTTTGGAAATGCCGTCCAATCCACCACCGCCCATGATTTGGTCCATAAATCCCTGGGCACTTTTAATAAGCGGTTCCATGTCTTTCATGTTATTCATGAGTACTTTTTGCTGTTCCATTAAATCCTTGGTTTGCGTGGTGAGTCCCTTGACGCCATCCTTTCCAATAATGTTCTGCAAGTTGTCATATGCTTGGCCCAGTGTTTGCGCGTAGTCTACGCGATTACCTTTGGACCCGCTTATTTTGGCATATCCGTCATCGTCATCATCCTCCTCCTCCTCGTCATCAACTGCAGGTTTATTTTTATTTTTACTGGCGGAAGCAGAAGCGTTGGAATCGTCCTCGTCGTCTGGATTAGCTTTTTTGCTGGGTTTAAATTTTGCAGGTTTCAGATTTTGCATTCCGGTTTTAACAACTGGTTTATCTTTGGTTTTTTCTGCCGGTTTTTCTGGTTCTGGTTCTGGTTCTGGTTCTGGTTCTTTCATACCCGTAGCAGCCTCAACATCCGGTTCATCTGCGTCTGCCTTATTCTTCGCTCCCTCTTTATTTTTCAACCCTTCCTTTCTTCCCAAACTGGATGACATCATACCGCTAGTCCCGGCATAGAAATTGGTAGCAATAATCGAAATAAACAACACGATAATCATATTGCGTGTGAAATAAATCGATAACAAAAATGTAAGTATGAAAAACAAGATTGCGTCCATGTTTCTCAATGCTAAATATCCAATAATATTGAGTATGGCAATAATCAGAACGGCATACATAACATACGTGTTTTGTAAAATCTCCTTCATTTCTGACCGTAATGTTCCATTTCCGACGCTCATACGACTTAATCTACTGATTGTTGTATTCATCTTTTCAAATTTAATTCGATTTATAATAGAAGTATTTTTTATTTTTAATTATCTAATTTGTTATATATTTTATATTTTATATTTTATATAAAAAATATAATAGACTAAAGTTCAAAGTTAAATAAATAACACCATTATAAAAATAAAAAATAATAGATGTCGCACATTGCAAAAGAGGATAGAGCACATATGAAACGGCATACGCTTATTCATTCATTGTACGATGAAATTGAAAACAAAGTAAAAACCCTGTCGCATGAAGTAAAAGAAAATCCTGGACTGCGACCAATCCTAGACCGATACATTGAACATATAAAATCGAGACAAGACGAGGCTCGCGCCCTTCAAGAATACTTTCATTTTTTATTACAGTCACTTTACACCATAGAGAAAGACAAAGACAAGGACGACTCTACTGTAGTGCCCAGACCCAAAAAACATTCTCATTCTTCTAAAATCATAAAACAATTACAAGTGGATGAAAAGGCTATTCTGTTCGAACTAGATAAATGGACAGAAAAAACAAAAGCGCGATGATCGCAAAACCCAAAATTCCAAACCTAAAACTACAAAATCCCAAAACCCAAAGAATCGATTGTAATGAAATAAAATATTACTAGAACTTATTTAGAAATACTTCATTTATATATTTACGCGTTTCCTTATTTATTCATTATTATGCAACCGGCTGACGATAATACGTGTCCGCTAACTTCGCCCAAGGACGAGTCGTCGACGTCGTCCGATCATAGGTATGTCCTTTTCCCACTCCAGGATGATTCGATCTGGAAAATGTACAAGAAACAGGTTGACTGTTTTTGGCGCGCAGAAGAGATCGACTTGTCTAAAGACTTGGCGCACTGGACAAATGAACTAAACAATGACGAGCGACATTTTATATCCATGGTTCTCGCGTTTTTTGCAGCAAGCGACGGAATTGTTCTAGAAAATTTAGCAGTGCGCTTCATGAGCGACGTCCAACTTGCAGAAGCGCGTGCATTTTATGGGTTCCAAATTGCCATGGAAAATATTCACAGTGAGGTATACAGTGTTTTGATTGACACGTATGTTACGGATACAGTAGAACGAAACAAACTCTTCAACGCAGTTGAAACGTTTCCGTGTATCAAAAAAAAAGCGGACTGGGCAATTCGGTGGATCCACGACAAGCGCAGTTCGTTTCAGACGCGACTTGTCGCATTTGCGTGTGTCGAAGGAATTTTCTTCTCCGGCGCATTTTGCTCGATTTATTGGATGAAAAAGCGCGGGCTACTGCCCGGACTTACATTCAGCAATGAACTGATTTCACGCGATGAAGCGCTACATACCGAGTTTGCGATTTTACTCTACAAAAAAATGGCAAAGACCAAGAAACTTTCTAAACAAAAAATATATGAAATTGTAAAGGAAGCGGTTTCCATTGAGCAAGAGTTTATTTGTGAGGCGCTTCCATGTCGCCTTATTGGCATGAACGCCAAACTTATGAACCAGTATATCGAATTTGTGGCAGATCGCCTTGTTGTTCAGCTTGGATATGAAAAAATATACGACTCTGCAAACCCGTTCGACTTTATGGAAATGATAAGCATTGAAGGTAAAACAAACTTTTTCGAAAAGCGGGTCGGTGAGTATGCGCTGGCCGATAAACGTATTGACTCGTCCACCTTCGCGTTTGGCGAAGACGGATTTTAGCGCAAGCGCGACGCATATTTTTTACTTTGTCTAATGTAGACGTCGTTTTTGTGATGGGTAATCGCAAGGACGCATGATAGTAGTACGAATATCGTAAATGCCGCCGTAGCTATTGCAATTTCAAAAATAGACACCGTCATAATTGATTATAGTTTAATTATTATAATCAATGTTAATTACAATTTATTTAACTTCATTTAGCAAACGCATTTTTCATCATGTATACTCGTGCATGCGCATTTCGATTTCGAAAATTCGATGGCGCTAATGGCATTTGTGGCGGCGTCACTGGAAACTGTGCTTGTGACCGTGGCTGTGACTGTTGTGACTGTGATTTTTTCATATTAGGTAGATTCAAGCCAAACGTTTCTTTAACAAGCGGTGCAATATCAATTTTAGTATCTGTAATAATGTTTTGCGATTCAATCTTCGCACTTGACGCGTCGGTTTGAATATCAAAATGATGGACGTCTACGCCACAGTCACCAGCAGTTGTAACGTTATTATTGTAGTCAAATTTTAAATTTTTAATGGTAAACAGTGATTCCGTGACGCTGTTAAATTTTGTTAAGTACGCTTCTTTTCGACAAATATTTCGCATTGATCCGTCGTAGATCTGCAAAATGTTCATGTCGCCGATTTTAAAAAAGTTGCTTCGATCTACATATACTCCGTTTTGAATTGCTCGGTCATAAATGCAATTGTCTTCACATCCCCACCCCCAAAAATTCGGAAATCCGCCAATTCTCTCGAAATCGGCACCAGTTATCGAAAATATTCCACCAAGCGCAAAAGTGAACCCGTAAAAGTGTTTTATGGTTCCGTGGGTTGTTCCGTAGTTCAATACGTTTTTCTTGTACGGAACTGTGTCTACATCATTAAATACAAACGTAATGTCGCGATAATGCAACGGGTACTTGTATTTTATGGCCAAAAATCCAATGTTTTTCATAGCTCCGCGATTAAAGGGTCGCGTATCTTTTTGCTCTACAAAGTAAATGACGTAGTCTTTATCTTTAACATGGTCCGCCATAACAACATTGTTCATATATTCCGAAAAAAAATATTTATGTTCCACCCTGTCACGATATGGCACGATAAAAATAATGCTCGGCGGTTCATCCATTATGCGAACGATACGATTCAACTCAAATGATTTAATTTAAATATTTAAATAATAATAATAATAATAATAATAAAAATATTTTTAGGTTTAATAGGTTTTCATAGGTTTCATCATAAAATACGAATAAGAATAATTTATCAAATAATCAAATAATCAAATAATCAAATATAATAATAATAATAATCACAATAATAATAATCACACAATAATACAATACAAAGAATACTTAATTCATTAGTTGAAACAAATGAGTGCATTAGGGTCGACTTTTTCAAATTATCTTAAGTTATGTGCTAGAATATCTCCTTTTTTCCTCGTTTTATTTTTCGTGCTTATCGCATTTTTTGATGGAAATTATGGCATAAAGGGGTTTCTATACTTGGGATGCGTTCTCCTGCTATCCGTCAGCGTTATAGTTATTGCAAACAGTATAGCAACCAATGACGGCATTACAAACACTCATCCAATTTGTCGCATGTTTGATTTTCCGTACGGTGACTCGGCCGGGTATAATCCTTACCTAAACAGCGCAATTATCGCATTCACATTTGTCTACATGCTTATTCCGATGTCACAAAATGATTCATACAACGTTGAACTTCTTATGCTCATTTCGGTTTTATATTTTGTAGACATGTTTATGTCGTCGCCGCTAGGACACAGGTGTACCAGCTGGGCTGGTATCGTAATCGGCACTCTTTTTGGTATGTTTGCCGCGGGACTAATTGTAGCGTTTATAATTTCGTCCGATAACCAGTCTCTTCTCTTCTTCAATGAACTCAAAAGCAACAGCGTGGTCTGCAAACGACCGGCGAAACAAACATTCAAATGCGCGGTGACAAAAAATGGTCAGATTTTAAGCGGTTACAAACAATCGTGATCGATGAAAACATGATGAAAATAAGAGATTTCAAGAGATTTTAAATTTTTTAGAATCAGAATCACTATATCATTATTTAGGTTAGTTAATTTAATAAATAATAATATTAATAGTAATAATTCATTTCTATAAAAGATATAGCATTAAGATTAAGATATCACATTAAGACATGGAACTCGCAATTCCTATTTTAGCCATCGGATCGGCATTCATTCTCTCGAATAATAAGAATAAGACTGACAATAACCAACCAACTTCTTCTTCGAATTCCAACGGATACAGCACCTGGTTGAACAATAAACAAACCGGATCTTCTGCCGCTACCACCACCGCAACAAAATCCAACAACCTTGACGAAGGATATGAAAACATGGGCAATCGACAGCGACTTCCTAATTTAAATATTATGCCGGACAATTATCCGGTTCAAAAATCGTTTTCGGTAGGAACCGATATCAACGCATACAACAACCCAAACTACGCAATGGATCGATACTACAATGACGACCTTGCCAAAAAATTAGAAACGGAGGGGAATCAATTTGGCGATAAATACGCGTCGACGGGCGAGTTTATCTCCTTGTCCGGAAGTAAAGTTGCCAGCAGCGACTTTAATCATAACAACATGGTGCCGTTTTTTGGAAGTAAGATGCGCGGATTTACAACTGGAGCTAACGTATACGAAACCCTCTTTGATAATAAAACGGGAACCGGGTCTCAACAAATTCGAAAACGGGAGCGCGCGCCGTTGTTTGCCCCTCAAAATCAAATGAACAATGTGCACGGTATGCAAAACAACAACGACTTTTTACAGTCGCGCATGATGCCGTCTACTAAAATATCGAATGTTAAGCCGTGGGAAGAGGAACGCGTTGCCCCTGGTCTCGATAAGGGGTTCAACGGTTCTGCGGGTGCGGGATACAACAGCGCATTAGAAGCGCGAGAAAAATGGACCGACCGCGGCGTTGATGAGTTGCGTGTATTGACCAATCCCAAACAAACGTTCAGTTTAGACGGCCACCAAGGTCCGGCGAATTCATCGATCAAAGAATATGCAAATTCCACCCATTTAGGAAAATTCGAGAAGAATTTACCCGATACGTATTTTGTAAACACCCCGGACAGATGGTTGACAACCACTGGCCAAGAAAAAGCGCCAACCTTGCGTGCAGCTGAAGTTGAACGAGACGTTAACCGCACTACTACTAGCGCCGAGTACTATGGTGTGAATTCGAATGTGGGTGGAAATAATACGTACGCTCCAACTTCGTATGAGGAAACTAAACGTCAAGAATACGATGGAACGCCGATGATTAACCCGTACCAAGCCCAAAAGAACGCGGCGACGAAGGGCGATTTTGGTCACGAGTCGTATACCCTACCGCACAATAACCGCACTTCAGTTCGTCAACAAGAGATGGGAGGAGTCTACGGAATTGTGCGCGCAATTGTTGCGCCCGTGCTTGATGCGTTACGGCCGTCAAGGAAAGAAAATGTAACTGGAAACCCGCGACTCTATGGAAATGCCGAGTCCGTCGTACCTGCCGGAACCATCTTTAACCCTGCTGACCGCTTGCCTACAACCGTGAAAGAAACCACCCTTGGACTGGGTTCAATGGACCATTTGAATATTAACCGCCAAGGAACTGCAGTTGGGTCATACGGCAACGGCCGAACCGAACAAGTATTGAACTCGACCCAGCGCCAAAGCACGAGCGTTGAGTATCTGGGCACATCGGGCGGAGCCGCAACCCGGGCCGGAGTCCCCCTGTACAATGCGGCCTACAATCAGCAGCATAATGTTAATAAATCGTACGAGGCGCGTACCAATCACGGCAGTATGGCGCTACTTGGTACCGAAACCAATGTTTCAGTTGCCAGGATTGAAAGTGACCGAAATAATAATCGTCTGTGGGTCCCGTCGAACGCCCCGTCCCAGATTCCAAGTGCGGATATGTACGGTCAAATGAGTATGCCGCAGTCGTATGATATGAATATCGGAACCGAACGCATCGATCCGTCCATTTTGAATGCGTTTCGCCAAAATCCGTACACGAAGAGTTTGAACGTATACTAAGGAGGGGGGCTTGCCCCCCTGCGCAGAGGGGTTTAAGCACTGCGCAGTGGGGTTTTTAAAATAAAAAATAAAAAGGGGTGGGTGGGGGGATATTTACCTTGCTTACCTTTTTATTTTTTTTTACACGTTACGCATTTACGGCATATATATAGCATTCATGAAGGTCGTTCTGTCGATCACTCCATTGTGACGAGCGGGAATGACGTGCTTGAACTGCTTTTTCAATTTTCCAAACGCTCGGGAGCTCATTTTGACGTAGAAATGACTGTCCTGGAATCCGCGAGCGCATACATTAATGTCCAGATGAATTTCAGGAGTCATGAGACACGGGATGAACTGCCCCAACATGAGCGCAGACGCTTCGTCTCCGCTGACAGATGAAAGATGGTGAAATCGCATGATTATGGTATTTCTGAACATGGTAGTAAATCCAAACACGCTGATGAATTTGTCTGTCAATATTTTTTGCGTGCGAAGAAAGAACGCGTACATCGTGTGGATCATTTGACTCGTCTGTACATAAGACTTTGAATTTGCGTCAATGATAATTCCACTCCCACTAGAGTAGGGGCTGCGCCAGACCGAACCTTCTTTCTTGTGTGACTTTGACCTTGCAACGATCTGAGACGGGTCATGAACCTTCAACCATTTGGTATTTGCTTCAAGAGTGTTTTTCACGGCATGGTAAAACGTGTGGTGGATCGCGAACACCCAGTAGTTGTCGCTCTGGTCGAACAAAACATCGTAAACGGTAATCTCTCCGCGACGAACTCTGTGAATTTTTTCTTCAAGCTCGCGCCACTTTCGCTCTGCATCATCGCATTCAATCAGACGGATGCATTTATTCGCGTAAAACTCTGCCTTGTGTAACTCTACCGGCCCATTGAACAATTCAGAGCGTTTCGTCATAATTGGCGCCTGGTCGTCATACATCAGTTTCATTTCGCGTTTTGCATCATCAACGGTATATTTTGAAACGTGCCGAGGGTAGTTAACAGCTTGCGGTAAGTAGGTTCTCGCGACATGTATAGCGCGGTTTTCGGAACCCAATGTTCGTCGCATAATTGTATGGAGTACCCTGCAATCAACTGTGCCGTTCGTATTGCTGGACCCGCCACCGTATGCGAGTTTCATTGCAAGGAGTGCAACCATTGGTCCTGCGAGTACCCTGGTGCGCTGGTATCTGCGCAGAGCGCTCAGTTCAGTGGATTGCATTTGAACCTTGGCCATTGCGATGATCGATACATCTGGCGACAATAGCCTTGCAATAACTTGTCCCTGGCGGTGGTAAAGATACCTGATGTCGTTGCGTTCGAAGAACGCTGTGCACGACATTGTGTGATGAATTGCTGCAAGTGCTACATGGTATGAAATATATGAAGGCGGCGTCTTGGTATTGCTGGTATTGGCACTGGCACTTGTACAAAAGAGTTCACGGAAGTCTTCGATAAGATTGCACGCATGTGCGCTGGATGAACGAACCCGGAACCCGTTTTTTGATACATACTCACCTCCTGTACACGCCGGATGACGCCAGACATTCTTCGTAGTCACAGCGGACCTGGAAGAAATATCTTGAACTTGAGCTGGAAACATTGTTGATATTGTTGATATTGTTGATATTGATCGATTTGATACTGAAAGGGAAGCACTGCATTACATATTGTTCCGAATTGATAAAGTAAATCAATTTTTATACTATTATCCGACAACGAATAAAGTAATTGAAATGATATAAATATCTTATTATGTTAGGTAATAATAAATAGTAAGGTATTTATAAAAATGTCTATGTATACGTCAGATCAATTAGGATTATTAATAACCACTTGTCAACATTATTTTACCAATATACCAAACGTAATAAAAAACATTGAAGACTGTAATTTTCCAAAAGAAAACGTTTTAATAGTTTCGGGCCAAGAGACTACTAATTCAATATGTTATGAAAATGGTATCAAAATAGTAAAGGTAGATTACACTGGGTTACATTTGACTGGCGTCGTGTATCTATCCGAAAACATGGATTCATTCAATCATATAAATTATTGGATAATATTGCCTGATACAATAAAACTTGAAAAATCATTTTATGGTAATATTTTGAAATATTATAATGAACACCTGGTAAACGTAAACACTAAAACAAAAATAAGTAGAGTTATTCTACCATTTGTAAACCCGTCATTGCGACCAACCATGGACATGGGTATTGTACATACTAGTCATATCTATAATATGTCGGATTATCTAAAAAAAATTAAAAAGGTGCATCCATATAATGTAGGCGATATGTCACGGTTAAAAACTCAACTTATATACGACGAGAATATAATACTTGGGTTGCCCTCTGCTGGGTCGCATAAATTAACAACGCGATTTGGTTACATGAATCGATCTATTATGGTTCCAACAAAATTTATAACAAATCATCGTCGCGAGTTAATTGAAAAACGAATAACTGTGAACGACAAATTAGTAAATGAAGTTTATTTTGTAAATCTTGGTATGTATAAATATCAACGTAATTTCAGCGGACCTCGTGTAAAATTAGTTATAGAATTATAAAAATATAAAAATAACATTCAACAAACAATAGACCAATAAATAAATTAAATATCTTTTATTGATTTTACTTATTAGTTATTAGTACCATGCAAAACCAACAAATATATGGATATAAAGAACCGGTAGTTGGATTTTTCATTTTACGACACGTTCGCGATGAAACTACAAACGGGTATTGGATAAAGTGTTACTATTCGATTCGAAAGTATTATCCAGATAACCTAATCGTTATCATTGATGACAATAGCAACTATGCGTTTATTACAGATGAACCGGTAAATAATGTACATATTGTACAAAGCGAGTATCCTGGACGAGGAGAGCTACTGCCATACTACTATTTTGCAACGCGTGAAAAATGGTTTGACGTTGCGTGTATTCTACACGATTCGGTATTTATAAATCAATATATTCCCGACATTGACAAGGTTGTATCATATAAAATGTTTTGGGAATTTCAACATGAATGGGATCAAATCGAAGATGAAACGCACATGATTCATATATTTCAAAATGACCGGTTGACGAAATTTTATGAAGACAAAACAAGGTGGACCGGATGTTTTGGAGGCATGGCCGTAATCCAGTACGATTATATGAAATACATACACAAAACATACAGTATCGAAAAGTTGCTGGACTGTGTAAAAACAAGATACAATCGATCCTCGTTTGAGCGGGTTATTGCATGCCTCATGCAGCTTCATGTTCGAAATGAACCGCTGTTTGGAAATATACATAAATACTGCCCATGGGAACTTCGCGTTGATCAAATCGATGACTATTCTCATCTACCCATTATAAAAGTGTGGACCGGGAGATGATGATTTTAAAAATTTAAAAATAGTTAATAAGATCACCAATGTTTTTAACTGTAAGCACATTTGTTGTACCCGTACCCGTGTTTGCTTTTCTCTTCTTCTCGGGATCGCGATTCACGTGAATTGCGTTCATTCCCACACGTAGTGCGCCCAATACATCCGCCTGATAGTTGTCGCCTACCATAACCGCGTTCTCGGGGGAAACGTTGTCTTGGGATAAACAATAGTTGAATATTTTTTTACACGCCTTAGGACATAAATTCGGGTCACTAGAAAGCGCTATGGTTCCTTTGAAAAGCGGCATGAGACCCGATTTTGAAAGAGCCTCGATAAACTGTTCCGGGTTTTTATGGGTATTGGAAATAAGTCCCAGCGTGTATCCCTTGTTGCTCAAATACTTTAACGTAGAAAGTGTGTCGGGGTAAAGTATAGATAGCGTAGATGTACCAATAAATATATCGCGAGTTTTAGGAAACGCTAGCGTTTTTGACCAATCAAAATAAATATGTGTTATCATTTTAATTCTATAACAATAAACGAATAAAAGAAATTAAATGTTTTTTATTTGTTTTACTCACACGCATTGAAACTAAATATGGAAAGACAACATATACACATTATCGGAATGCCGTTTTCGTCCGATTTGTTGCGTCTCACTACACCTACAGTGCTGCAAAACGGGAACTCCCATTTCACGCGTATCATGCTTGATGATTCCCCGCTCTACTTTCAAACTCCTCGATGCGAAACCAAGCAAGGAATCGTTACAACTACAACTAAAAAAACATACTACGACCTTGTGCTGGATTCAAATTCGGAGACGTCCCATTCTCCTAAAGAATTTAAGGCGTTTGTTGAATGGATGCAGACGTTAGAAGATGCGGTTATCAAACTACTGCATTCAAACGGTAAACTATGGTTTAGAGACCCGCTGAGTGAAGACGACGTTAGGGGGCTCTTTGCATCCCCATTGAAACCATTGAAGGGTGGTAACCAACTTTCACTGCGGGTTAATGTGCCGACAAGCGTAACTCGCGCGAACGCCTGTACCGTATTTGACGAATCTGAAAAACCGGTTCACTTGAGTTATTTAACCCCCGAGCACCAAATCATTTCAATTATTGAAGTTTTAGGGATTCGGTTCACTTCAAGTAGTTTTCAAATGGATCTGTCGTGTAAACAAATTGCAGCTGTATCCAATCAGCCACTGTTTCAAAGCTGCGTGATTAAAAAAGATGTGTCGATATACAGTTATCCATCTGCAACAGCAACGTCAACAGCAACAACAGCAACAGCAACAGCAATTCCAGGGACCGTTAAAAAAGAAGATACCGGTGAACTTAAACCGCTACTGGAAACCGATATCATTATTGAACAAGAATCCCCCATAATCATACACGACCCATTAAAGATATATTATTCACTATATAAGGCGGCTCTAAAACGAGCCAAGGATGCAAAGCGTATGTCGATCCAGGCATTTTTAGATGCCAAGAATATTAAAAATAAATACAACCTGGATATTTACGACGAGGACTATAACGACGACGACGACGACGATGATGATGATAATGATGATGACGATAACAATGAAAATGATCAGGTTGATAATGATAATGATAATGATAATGATAATGATAATGATAATGATGAAGTCAAACGTGAGGACAGTTTGGATTCGGATTCAGATTCGAATTCATGTTCATCGGAAACATCGGAAACCGCTGGAAAACCGCCGATTAAAATTATAGGAAATGAAAATATTTTGATTTCAATTGAGGAGGTTTTAACTAGTAAGTAAGAATCTTTAGACAAATGAAAATGAAAACAATAAACAATAAACAATTGTGAAAAATAATATTTTAAATCGAAATCGAAATTAAATATTTTATCATAATTATTTTATATAAGAATAATAAATACCTACCTTACGTATACACTTAACCACCCAAATGAATTCTTTTGTTAGAGACGTTCAACGCAATTTTAGGCAATCTCATTTGATTGTTATTTTAGGAGCCGCTGTTTTACTATGGGCCCTATTTCAATACTCTAGCGATAAAAGCATCTTACCCGAACGGTTTGCTCCAGGTAGCCGGCACGGACAGATGATGTCTCCCTCATCAACCTCCGTCGCAACTTCCGGTACCGGATTTCAACCATCCAGCGGTCTTCAAGGAAATGAATATGAAGATGTAAGTGGAAGCATCCAGTCTCCATCCGTTTCAAGCGGCATGTCCATGGGTCAACCTAGCGCCGCGCCCACCGATCTGCTTCCCAATACCAGCCTTCTTCCAAAGGATCCAAACAGTCAGTGGTCTCAGCTCAACCCTTCTGGAACCGGCGACTTGATGAACCAAAGTTTGCTGAGTGCGGGATTTTTAGCGGGAATTGATACAATCGGAAACACCATGAAAAACCCCAACTTGCAGCTTCGTTCAGAGCCGCCCAATCCCCAACTCAATATCGGTCCCTGGAACAACAGCACGTTTGCTCCTGACCTTATGCGAACCCCGCTCGAAATCGGTTGCGGCCCGCAATAAATACAAATATAACTTGAATACAAGTTTAAATCATAATATTTATTTTTAATGTTTATACTAAATATAAATAAAATGACAAAAGCAAATCGTAGTAGAGTAATGCACCGCAGAACGCGTCGTCGCGGAACCAAACGACGTGGTGGCGCCGGCGCTGGAGCAGGCGCTTCTGCCAGTCGCCGCCACTCACCCAATTGTGATTGGAGGGTAATAAGTTCAAGTGTTGACCGTGAAGACGGCGATATACAGGATTTTGGTGACAATCACCCTCATCCTACCGTGCATTTCAATGATATCGTCGGTAAAAATGGGCAAATTAGAAACGGTCAACTGAGGGATACATTAAGACGAACATGCAATCAACAAGAGCTGGCTGACCCGGTTGTTCAGCGTGGCATTCCGCGTGTTACCCACGTAAGTAGATCGCGCCAAATGCTTAGTTTTTATCACGATGGTGAATGCGTCGGCTATGTAATTGTTGCACCAACAGGTAGAGTACCGGCATGGATGGTTCGTCACAGCCCTAACCCTAAAAGAAGCCCCAACGGAACAAAATATCCCAAATGGAAGACAACAAGTCAGTATTTTAGTCAGGCAGACCCCGTGGATAATAATCCTCCTCCTCCTGTGGACTTTGGAGAAATCGTCGGTAAAAATGGAGAAATTACACAGACTTCACTAAGACATATGCTATCTCACACCTGCAATCAAGTGGATACAGGTAACGTTCCTGTGCAAGGTATTACAAATGTTACACATGTAAGAAGATTTAATAGACTTCTTTCTTTTTACAATAACGATACGTATCTTGGAAATATAACTGTTCTGGCGATGGGAGATAAACAACCGTCATGGATGATAGGACGATGATATAATAATATATAATAATAATAATATATAGGAATTAGTAATATAAAGAAAATGAAGATTGACTTTTTAGGATATGTTATTATTTTTTTCATTGTGATTGTGTGCTTGAAAATGTACCAAGACTCCGATATGTTTAACTTGAAATGCATTATATCAACGGTGGATGGTAACAAGTATTGCGTTAGAGAACGCGCCCGTCTTGAAGAATCCGCCGATATGCTTGCAAAGGTTACAGCTAAGATGAAAAAAATTGTCAAAGTTCTTGGGGAAAAGTATCCGGATAGGGATAATGTAAAACGGCTCGTTTCGAGATTCAAACCGGAAAAAATATCTGAAACGCTTCCCACCAGCGAATATACGGCATACAGTGAAAACAAGGGTGAAAAACTTGCATTTTGCTTGAACACTACAAAAAAAGGTACTAAAATGATTGACGAAAATACGTTGACATTTGTCGCTCTTCATGAGCTGAGTCACATTGCCACGGAAAGTATTGGCCACAAGGACGAATTTTGGGATAACTTTAGGTTTCTCATTAAAGAAGCCGAAGCCATACATATTTATAGTCCAGTAGACTACAAAAAAAGCCCTAAAAAATACTGCGGTATGACAATTAGCGACAGCCCATATTTTGATAATTAATAATTTTATTTTATTATGCTATGATAATTATCAGAGTCTACCCGTAGCAAATCTGGTTACATTCTACTGTTTTCAAAGTTTTTCATTTACTTTAGCATACAATAATGTTGGACCGTTTACAAATTACGATCCAAATCGGGAATACTTAATTCTGTTACGAATTGAAATAACCGATGCAACTAGTGCCAGGTTGATGTCGCATTTTTCCGAACTGATAGATGAAAATGAAGCAGTTGTCACGCCGTGTGTGCCATATACGGTTGTTGGCGTACAAGAATTCCAGGCCAGCGCAGGTTTCGAACAAGAGATAACTGCCGGATCCGATTATACTCATCCACACGAATTTAGTGATCAATTTCGTGGATTTCTTGTAGTCACGATACGTGAGGAAAAGTACAGAGAGTCGATGACTGGGCGAGCCGAGGTACTTCGAGGATAATGATTTTGATGTTTTAATGATTAGATTATAAAAAAATTGAATTATATTTATAATGTAGATTGTATGTTACTTTAGCGACTCTATTCATTCCGACGAAACGAAACCAGACAACAATGCAAAGAAATACAAATACTAATGATTCAGCAATCCGTGACGTGCTCTTTTCACCCAGAGCTGTAAAAAGACAACGAAGGGAGACCCATGCGACAACAACAACAACAACAACAACGACGACCCAGACCCAGACAGACCCGGCGACTGAAGGTAAGGAACAGGAACAGGAACAGGAACATACCTGTGCGATTTGTATGGAAGTGACATCCAAGACCAAAAATGTTTCAGTTACTGAATGCGGGCATCGATTTTGCACATCATGTTTACTGAAGTCCCTTCAAACTAACAACCGGTGCCCAATGTGTCGCACCGACATTGAACCCGCGCGAAAACCCAACTTGGAACAACTCACTGCGACTGTTGCAGCCGATCTCATTCAAGCCGAAGAACGCGATATTGATATCCAGCGACGAATTGCAATAATTGGCGCATTCAGCGACGCACGTGGACGAGGTGACATGATTCTTTCACTTTGCAGGGAATTTGCATTTGGAGTTTCGCACAGTATCGCCGGATGGCAAGGTACGGATGACCAAACGTACCATGCGTCATGGGTCGACTATGAGTATAACAACTATGACGACGATGACGAAACCGAAGACGAAGACGAAGACGATGAAGATGATCGCTCGACGAATGATGGAAACGATGATGGAAGCGATGGCGACAATGACAATGGCAATGACAACGACAATCGGAACGACAACGGCGATACAGAAAAACGCGACGAAGACAACCCACATCCGTCATGGGATGAAGTATTTCCAGTGGATCAAGTATTTCCAGCGACGGCCGAATCAGCGACTCGATCGGCAATCCAGAGACGAAGTCAATCAGCGACTCAATCGACAACGACAGCAACAACGACAGCAACAACAGCGACGAGTCAATCGACGAGTCAAACAAGTTCAATTCGTGCACTGATGCATAACGTGATTTCTGGAGTCGTTTCCTACACGATGTTCTACGCGTTTTACTACACATTGCCGAATCTAGTTTCGAGTCTCATCGATACACTCGTCCAAAACATCCAAAACATACGTCAAGAATAACGAAAAAATGAGAAACCAAAAACAAGGAAAAAATAAGAATATAAGTAAAATAAAAAATAAAAAAGGTAAAAAAGGTAAGTAAAACTTTTTTTCCAATAATATTTAATATTTAATATAGATATAACATATAACTCGTAATAATGTCGCTATCTCAAATGTCTATACTAAACTCCTTGAAGGGTGGAAGAAAACGAAAACGCAGTATGCGCAAGATGCGTCGCAGCAAACGTCGCCAGAACCAGAACCAGAACCAGAACCAGAACCAGAATGGAGGTTTTATTCCTGGAATCGGCGAAGTTATTACTCAGGCGATCGTCCCATTTGGCTTATATGCAGCCCAGCATAAATTCAAGTCGGGATCAAGAGGAAAGACACCTTCCAACTATTCTCTCAAAAAATTTAAAAAGTTTAAATTCACTAGAAGGGTCTAACCTCTTTCTAATTTAATAAAAGATAAATGATAAATATCGTATAGTGTTATCATTTTTCACTTCGTTTTTTTTAACGGCTACCTAATGCGCCAACTACCCTGGCAACAGGAGCAAGGGCTGGGACAAATGTTGCTGCAACGGGTAGAACGCGCTGCGCTATAGGGAGCGCATGCCTTACGGCAGGCAGCACCTTTTTTTTGATAAAGTTTTTTTGCTGAGGAGCGTCGGATGAAAAGTTCATTGGATTATATTTAGATGAGTATATTTAGAAGTTGTTTATATAGTTACACATTTATTTTAATTTAAAATGGCGGCATTTGACGTGGCGTGATTACACGGTAGTTATAATGCGTAAAATGTGTTTCATGTTTGCATTTTTCCATTACTTCGGTTATGGGGGCATTAGTTTGAATACTAGTGGTATTGGTTATATTATCAGATAATGGGGCAATATCATAACCGGTTATCGTTGTGCTGCCACGAGCACGACTGCAACATGCGCATAATAATCCAATCCCGCCCATTTTATCAAGAAGTTGCTGTTGCTGTTGCTCTTGTTGCTGTTGCTCTTGTTGCTGTTGCTCTTGTTGCTGTTGCTCTTGTTGCTGTTGCTCTTGTTGCTGTTGCTCTTGTTGCTTAGAGGTGGAATCAAGCGGGTCAAATGTTTGATTTGGACCTTGTGCTGGTCCTAATATCGGACTTGACTCTGGGGTTGTTACTTTTGCATATATGGAAAACATTTTTCATTCATATATTTATTTGGTTATTTGGTTATTTGTTTAATTCCTTAATGTTTTGTTTGTTCCTATAAATCTTATAAACTTATTCTGCATAAACGGGTTTGAGTATATCCATCGGTGGAATCACCGGCCCGATTGGTCGCCGCACGTTTTCTTGGAGCTCGGTGCGCGTATCCAGTCACGCGTTCAGCCTCAATAATACGCCATATACGTTCTAACTGCGGTGCTGCATATGTAGTAAACCACAGGCGGTTGCGTTTTACAAGAACGCAACTGTACTGGTCAAGTTTCCAGTAAATATTACGTATCCAGCTATAGCCCCCAGACTGTTCCTTTTCGAAAATCGTATTGACTACCCACGCATCCTGCGTGTCGAGATCCCTGTAATGTATGGGCATGTACTCATAGTGCGGTTTACGCGTATCCTTTTCAATAAAGTAGATAATAATCCCTCGCATGAGATCATCGTCGTCGATGTCAAATTCCGTCCCCGATCGACGGTCGTCGTTGCGATACTGGTAGTCCATCTCAACATCTTGTTCATAGTCTTCTACGTTATCATATTCCTTGAATCTCGTTTCAACAAAGTCGCACGAGTCAAGGTCGCACACTTCCATTTGAAGTTGCATTTGAATCCAGTACTCTTCTTTTGGAATACCCGTAATGTCTCGATTTACGATATTTTTTATTTCCACCATTCGCGCGTACAATGGCGAACCCTCGTCAACGTTTATTCCATCCGGCGATCCGCCTAAAAACGACAACCCCGGATTGGAGTGTTGAATACACCCAAATTCGCCGAGGAGTGTATTATTTTTCAGCTGGTAAATGGCAGAACTCAATTGTTCATACTTTTGACCCCAATGAAGTGGCGAGTCCACATTTACTGCTTGCGTCGCCGGCGTATCGCCACCGCATTCCATAAAAGGCTTACATTTCTCGTAAATGAGTTGATTAATAACCGCATCCGTGCCAAATGCTTTCCAGGCCGCGCTAGCGGTGATCATATTATGACGCCGTTCATACCAAGCGGGAGTTCGTTGCTGGGTCTGGTCCTGCATGCCCTGTAACTCTGTTATACGACTTCGGAAACGATCAAGCTCATCGGTAGATGTGTACAACCCATTTGTATGATGAGACTCTGATCTCCACGGAGGGAAGCGCGCATTATCGACCAAATGCATGTCACCACATACGGATTCAATTGCGTCGCGTGTTATTTTTGTCATACAATCTCTCATTTCGTTGCAGTCAATCGATACAGATTCTCCAAGTGCTGCAAATAAAACGATACGAATCTGATCAAAAATATAGGATTCTAGAACATCGTGAAAGTCTGGATTGCTCATCTTTCCTACATTCTCTCGAATATAGTCATCGGCTAACGTGCATGCGTCTTCAAGAATCGTCTCTATATCTGATTGTTCCAATCCACTGTTGTTGTTATTGTTTTCGTTTTCAGTGGATGAACTCGATTCGTCGGATTCATATTCATATTCAGATTCGGTATCGGTCTCAGGGTCTGTCTCTGTCTCTACATATATATCTGACATGTAATATAGATACTAGGTACTACTATGGATACAAGACAGTAGCGATATGTTTTTATTATATTTATGAAAATGTATATATCTATCCTATCCTACTACCCACTCAATCGGTGATTACAGTCGTATCTGAAACCGTGGTCTGATTCGCCTTCGCGGAAGAAATGGCAGATAGTTTCGATTCCTTTAATGCGATTTGTTCCGGTGTCAACTTGCATCCATAATTCATAATGTAGTTATACGTAACTGAAATGGCAAGAATTCCGGAAAGAAGGAGCCATAAAAATTCCGAAACAAATAATTTGAACCACACTGCCTTTTTTATAGTCTCGATGTAGCTGTTGTAAAGTGTTTCAACTACTGCTTTCGGCGTATCTTTATATTCAGGAAGTGCGTTAAATTCGGATGATGTATACATAAGGTCCGCCGATGAAAATTTTTTGATATTGGCTGTAATGTTGTCAGGAGTAAACTGGTTAATGAGTCGTGACTCGTCCTCATATATTTCTTGCAAGGCTCGTTCAACCTCTCGTGCATGAGACGCCTTGATGGGATCCTCTTTGTCAGCAGTTGATAAATTTACTCCGGGTTTAAGCAATTTACGAAATACGTCGGTGAGGCCGAATATGACAGACGCTAGAAAATAACCGAACGTATTTGAAAATGGAACGAGCCATCCCGGGCGAACCATAAGTATCATGCGCACCGCACCAACAATGAGGACCCACGGTAAAAGCGTGTACATTGCTGCGATATCCCATTGTTCAAACCCGCATGCGGTTTTTGTCATACCGACGCTTATCATGTATTCGCCACCAACAATAGCCATGACAAATGCTGCAGCAATAAGGGGTGGGACGATTTCTTGGTTGCTTCCATCGGAAGCGGGAATATTCATTGTCTTATATACGAGATACCCTAAAAGAACCATGAGATAGTATCCGATTGCAAAGTTAGGCGTGACCTCGATTGTTGAAGCCGCCATTTGTTATTCTGTTATTCTGTTATTTTGTTATTTTGTTAATTTTACTTTTACTTCTAATTTAGTAATGTAAATTTATTTTATTTTTTACATATTTACGATTTACGACAATAAACAACCCGAAGTCGCGTTTTTATTTTGTTTTTACTTTATAATTATTTTATAAGTTTATACGTACGTACTTTACAATATGAGTTATTACTCAGATAGCAGTGCCAGTTCCGCGTCGCTTATTGAACCTGGAGTCAAAAGTTTTCTTAAATTATCGCTTCAAAATTGCAGACAGGTAAAAGAACAGTACTATAATACGATTTTTAACATGTGTACGTTTTTCATTTTTATTGCAGTCATTGGAACCATTTTGTTTATAAAATATAAAACGAAACCCAGCGCGGATGAAGTCGAGCATCGACGCCAGACTCAGCGCGAATACGTGCTTTCACAGTTAAAATTGGTAAACGCTAAAAACTATTTAGCCGCTAAAAATTCAAGTTATCAAGCGGTTGGATCCGGGCCCGGGCCAAGCGAAGGATCTCAAATGATAACTGGTTTACCCGAATGGAATGTTGGATCTGCAACATCTGGACATTACCAGATGTTCATTGAAGACCAGCAAGAAAAACGAAATGATGAAGAATATTATTTGAGAATGAAGACGACGATATGATGATCGTGATGATTTTTTATTTTATTCGGGTATTGTATGTAAATAAATGTATGATGATGCATCATGATTCGGATTCGACTAAAAAGAGACAAAAACCAAAACATGGTGGCGTAAAAAAAAACAGGACGATGCGACATAATAAACATAATGTGGAGCAAATATCATCTGCAATTAAAAATATTTCGTTTGAAAAGGCGCGGTCGGATTTCAAAGCGTTACAAGATCTTGACTTTAGTAAAACGTCATTGCAAGCTCAACAAACGAAAAAAATTGGTAATTCGGTAATGGATTACTACTTTTTTAAATACCGGCTTCATACGAAAACCAAACGCGGAATTTCGTATTATGATTGGATCAAAACCAGATGGCAACAAAACGAGTCAGAGTATCGTATGTACAAATTTAATTTAGCACAAGGGAAAAATAAGGAACAAGCAAGGTATGGCGTTTTTCGACTTTATTATGGATCGACCCAGGGGTTCAAGCCCGCAATTGCCAAATGGCTTTATTCTACATACGCACCTAAGATCGCGGCGTTAGACTTTTCGGCGGGATGGGGTGGGCGGTGTTTGGCTGCAATGTCGCTCGGCGTCCCGTATATCGGAATCGATACAAATACGTCGTTGCGCCAAGTTTATAACAAAATGGTGCGCGAATTGAGAGATTTATCAAACCCTAACTCTATGAACATTACAATGATATTTAAAGATGCTGCAACGGTAGACTATTCCAAATACAGCTACGATATGGTATTTACATCTCCGCCTTATTTTAAAAAGTTTTTACCGGCAGAAGAGTATCCGCACATGCCGAATTATACCTCTCGAGATGACTTTAATCGTCGATTTTTATTTCCGACAATTCAAAATACGTTTACGCATTTAAAAAGAGGGGGTACATATGCGATCAATATTCCCCAAGATGCATACCGCGATATTCAACAAGCTAAAATTTTGCCATCAAGATTGAAGGCTAAACATCGTCTATTTATTCAGCCTCGATTTGCAAAGGGAAACCCGGTGAATCCAGAAAACCAATACAAGGAGTATATTTACGTATGGAAAAAGCTATAATGAATGAATGGAATGATGTCTATTCGTCGATTACTAAACGAATTGGATCGGATGATTTGCCAGAAATACACTCGACTTCAGATCCAGAATGCCTTGATTTTACTGCAGCCCCCTGAATTTCCTGTATTTGACAACGAAGTTCATTCATTTGACGTTTTAAATCTGATGTTTCGCCGATGCTTTTGATATAGAGTGCCTTGGTTTTTTTTAATTTGTCATCTCGTTCCGTAATGTCTTTCAAACACTTTTCTATAATTGCTTTTGAATTTGAATCAATTCCAGGCTCCGTGCATTCAGCACATACCGAAACCATATTATATAACATCGATTCAGATTTTGTCTTTTCGGATTCGAGAAGAGAGATACGAGCCGTCAACGTTTTGATTTCAGTCTGCTGAGTCTGAATGATACTCAGCACTTGGTCACTTGTGAGCGCGACCGGTTCTTTACCTTCTTGATGCATCAAGATTGCCGGTGCTTCTGCAGAGCCATTTTGCTGTTGCTGTTGCTGTTGTTGTTGCTGTTCTTGCATTCGAATGAGGGTCTGTTCAAGTTCTTTAGTCTGTTTAATAACGTCCGGCTTCATTTCAGGTTTACCTGGCGCATACGTTTCGAGTAGTGTATCCATTTTATTTATAAAAAAGTCTTTAAAAAACATTGAGGTTTTGCCCCGAATGAAACTGTCCAAGGTTTTGTTTGTTGGTTTTACAAATGTCGGATTGGCGTTTACAAGCAATTTTCGTTTGTCGAACGTGTTATGATTGTGAGAGAATACAAGAATCACCTTGGTTGGATCCAATTGTAGCATAGGTATTGTGTAGTCCTTTAAAAAAAACCGTTCTTCTGCTAAACAAGCGTCGTCATTGTACTTTGTATGTATCAATAGCTCTCGTCGAAACGCAAACGTTCCTGCAGTGGCATGATTTGGACCATACGGGCCAAATTGCATCAGCGAATTCAGGTGTTTGAAAAAGATATAGATTTCACTTGATCCCGCGCAAAGAACACTGGGATTTGCCATAAGTGACTCCACTGCGTGCGAAACTCGCTCGGGTGGGTAATAATCATCATCGTCCATATAAACAATAATATCTCCGCACGAGTTTGCGTGCATCAAGTTCCTTTTCTTGCCAAGTGTCATTTTCTCGGAACTTTTGAAGTATTTTACATTGGGGTGGCTTGCTACCAGGTCTTCTATTTTATCAGTACCATCATCAATAATAATCCATTCCATTCGGTGCATGGGGTACGTTTGATGATTAAAACACTGAATTGCCGATTGAAAAAAAGGTCTCCGGTTGAACGTAGGTGTGCATACACTTACATACGGAAGTTCTGAACCCATCTTATTATTTTGTCTTTTGTATATTGTGATTGTATTGTCGATTTGTCGATATAAAACACAATATATAGAATTGTTTATTACATTTATTTGAGTTATATGATTTATGATCTGAGAGATTTTCATAGACTTCTTTCAGATATTTCAAAGATTTCAAAGATTTCAAAGATTTTCATTTTTTCACGGGTGTAAAGAATTTTGTGATATTCTGGTTTCGTTTTTTCATATTTTCGCAAATACGAAGAAACTCCTCGAACACAATTTCCTTGATTTCCTTGTTACGCAAATCCGTTATTTTCTTGTCGCGCTTCACTGCGTCACTGCTGTAATGGCTGTTTATTGTCTCCACAGTATCCAAATAGTTTTCTCGGCGTCTACGAAATGCACTTATTTTTTCAAGGCCGAGTGCAAGCACTTGTTGAACCGGTTTCATGATTTGGTTGGTAATGTAGAACGCATAGTCCGGTTTGATATTGTTACGCGTAATATACTCCGGCGTTTCGATTTTGTCCCCTTGAAGCGCGGTCTTTTTTTCGTTGGGGATATACACAAACGGAATACGGTCCCCCGCACCAGGCTTGTTTCCAGGATCGCGCATACCCATTCGATCGGCAAGCACCTTGTGCGCGATTTGTTGCGGATTTTTATAAGTGGACCGAAGCGATTTGGTTATTACCAGTTTATCAAGCGAACACCGCTCTTCAACCAGCTCGCGCATCGCACCCTTCACGAATTCGATTGCCACGTCTACATTTTGATCGTTCATGAGAATGTCAATCGCTCCTCCGTAAATGTCCTTTACAATCGGCGCATTATCGCGTCGTTTCAAAACGATCCCCATACTTTTACGCTTTCCCTTGTTTGGGTTTTTTTCATACAGCATGCCAATGTACCCTTTTTTGCGGAGCAAGAAGAAGGGCATCATTGTTTTCTCGTACGCCCACGCATGCGGTGCCTTCAAGTACCGAGACGCCAACTCACCTACCTGCTGCCCAAGTTCAATTGACATTTCTAATGCGCGTTTCCCAACGATGGGCTTACCCTCCATGGTTTGCAAATTGAATGTAAAGAACACGCTGTCCGTATCACCGTAAACGTACTCTGCGCGACTCATCACCTTGACCGTTTCGACCGAGCCGCTATCGCTTTTAACTTTAACTTCGACTTCCGTGTTTCCATATACTTCTTCCACGATACGCCGCGCATACGTCAATAGTTTCCTACCTGTCGCAGTTGTCGCCGCCGCAACATCCACTTCGTACATGGTGCTGGTCTTCGCGCCGCACTGGCCGTACAATGAATTGGCGGTTACTTTATAACCGAGTTGTCGCTTATCGAGAATATTGGCCATGAACGGATCATCTTGGGATTCGGCCTGCTTGCGTGTAGCCTTTCTAGCAGCCAGCAACTCTTCCAGAATGGACGGCAGAATGGGTTTGGTACCGTCTTTGGATTGCGCGAATCGGCATATTTTGGTTCCATTGACCGATTTTTCAGACTTGCCTCGGGCATTTTTCGTCCACCGATACGTGTCGTACGTTATATCCACATAATCATATTGAGGCAAGTTGTCGTATACATAAGCTTTCGGATCAGTTGGCGATCGTTCGCCGGTTTCTCGTACTAGTTTGCCCTGCAAGTCGTATTCCTTGGTCCATACTTTGCTGTCGTGTGACAAATTTTCGCTTATAATGCACGACGGATACAGGGACGAATAGTCGATGCATACAACTGGGTTGTCGAGATACAGCCCGCACTTTGGAGGCAGTACGATCGCGCCTTCATACCCTTCATTCGATCCCGTTTTATCCAGGTCAGGAATAAGCGTATTTTTTTCTCTGCACTTTTTGGCAATGTAGCTGGTAAGTTTGATACCTTGCCCTCGCAGCACGAGGAAACTCATGGGCACGCTACAAATTTTAGACATTTCAATAAAGCCTGTGAGTACATCGATCTTGTTCATGAGATGATGCACCAAGTTGCAATCTTGAATACAATACTTGGCGATAATGGCGCGGCTCGCGGGACCTTCGCGGGTCATTCTGAATATATCCTGCGGCGTGACATCGTCTTTCGATAATCCCCAACGCACATGTTTGGTCATATTGAGTTCTTCTCGCCCGTCGATAACGAACCAGCCTTCCGAGTGAGAACACTCTTTCACCATGAATTTGGAGCCGTTCTTATACGAGTCGGTGGAATTATTTGTTTCCTCGAAGATAATGTAGTTACCGACATCCAAACCCGTCAAGTTGCTGCTGAATATCTTGGTTTGGGTTTTTTCTTGTTCAGTCGTTTTGAATTCGATGCGTTTCACATCGTCACCGATAAAGTAGCTGGCCACGTAGTCTAGTTTGTACGAGGGTAAGTTATAGTCGCGCCGAAAGTAGTTGTACAAGTCAATTTGGAACCGGCCGGGCATTTTGATATAGTGCAGGTCGTACTGACCGCTAGCAAGCTGTACGCTTGATTCTTCTATGCCGTATTTACCCGTTTCAAAATCTTTGTTTCCGCAGATTTCTCCCTTGTTTCGAGACAGTTGAAGAAATGCAGTCTCGCATCTATTTTCTAATGCGCGGCGAAACATGAACTCGTAGTCAAACCCAAATATATTATACCCGACAACAATATCCGGGTTCTCGCGCTGAATCAGCCGCGTCCATGCAAGAAGTACTTCACGTTCAGTGCGGTAACTTTCAATTACCAGATTCGGAACATCCGTTTGAATAGACGCGGTGTCGCATGTATCCAATACAATACAGTGGTTGCAATATGGTCCCGGGGTTTGACCGTGCCTGATAAATGTCGATCCGATAAATGTGACAATATCGCCTTGAACGGGTGGAAATGCTGCACACATGGTTTCGTTCACTTTGGCGATTTTGGTTTCTCGATCGAATGCGGAGTTTCGAATAATATCGATGACGGTGGGTCCACTCGGTTGTTGCTGTACGCGACGCTTTGATGCTGCAGTAGATGCTGCCGTCGCAGAACTTTTCTTACTCGTCCAGCTTACGATACTTGCCGCATCTTCTTCTTCTCCATCACCGTAAACTACATCATCATCATCATCATCATTGTCGTTGCCATTTTCAGTTCCGTCGTCGACATCTTCCTCTTCTTCTTCTTCACAATCGCTCTCGACAAAATCGACATCGTCAGCATCCGCGTCAGCATCCGCGTCCGCATCGAATCCCATTTCTCTAGATTTGATTCGTTCAAACATGGTTTCAATTTTCAACACGTTGGAAGTGTTCGCGTCCTTGAGGTTCAGTTCAAGATCGGATATGGGGGTTGTGAGCCATTCTGAGCAAATCCGTTTTACTCCGGCGAGTGACCCGTCAACCCGTTTACCGGTTTGGTAGTGTGTCTTGGGATAAATCCGTTCAACTCCAAACGTCCATGGATCGGATTGTATATTGGCATCCGCTACACCAAACGCAACGCATATGCAAGTTTCAAGCATTGCCGGAGAAACTGCGTCGGGGTATTTCAACGCTGCGTCGATGATATTTGCTGCCAGTTTTCGGTACGTTTTCACTGGAATTGGAAAATCGCCATGACTGCTGCTTGCTTCAATATCAAAACTGCAGATGTTGTACGGAACCGATTTCTCTTTCGTGTTCATCGCGGTAATATGATCCTTGCCGATAATAAACTCGTAACTGCACGTTGTACGTTTCAAATCGGGTGCCATGATGCGATGCGCATTTTTCAGCGAGAATGAAATCCACCCCGATGGACTGATTTCGCGAATGTGAAAGTATCGAAGCAGCGGCGGTAAATTTGACTCGTAAATGGCGAGACTGTATTCCTGAAACTGGAGCCCGTTTGGCTTCATTCTCATTTGCACTCGAGGTTTTTCCAACGGAGCGCCACCAGCAACAGTTTTTTTGGCTGCGAATGGGAAGGCGGGTTTATCTTGTTTTATAAACCACGCGTTTCGGGCACGTTTCATTGCAGCCACGCTATGAAATACCAGCTTTATAAACTGATGCTGCTTTCCGGCATCAAACATGTATAGCTTTTTATGCCGAACCAACTCGCATTCGTCGTCCACAATTCCCGAGGAAGATTTCAATTCGGGGACGATTGATTTCAAGTATTCAATGAATTTTTTCTTATTGGTGGATGTCCATTCGCTGCACCGGGACCCATTCGGCGTATTTATTTTAGCGTAAAAGAACGGCTTGAAATCGGGAACTGTGATTGAGCACGTTTTACCTTGTTCATTTATTCCAAATATTTGAATCTGAAACATCCGCGGATTGCCTACTCGGTTTATAGTCGAAGTCGAAGGCTTAATTGGTGAAGGTGTCGCGGATGATGCAGATGACCCTGATTCTAATCCTGATTCCGATTCTGATCCCGGATCGCTGTCGCTTTCGCTTCGCGACCCGATGATACTAGCATATTCCGGATCAACTGGTCGGTCCAAGACGTTGAAATCGACCAGTCGAAACGACATGCTCGCATTAATTGTTGATTTGGTTTTTCTCATAATCAATATTTGATTTGATTCGATTCGATTCACTAACTTCCGGTTGTTTATTCGTTCGGGTTATTTTGTCAATTTTATTTTATTAATTTTATAGTTTTAGTTTTATGTGTTTTTCACTCGAACACAACAAAGAAGAAAACAAAAAGTAATAAAATAAGCTTAAAATTTAAATAGCTTAAAATTTAAATAGCTTAAAATGTAATTAGCTTAAAATCTAAATATAAAGATTAGAATAGTAACAACATGAATGGCGACATCATTTGCAAAAACGGCCCAATACCCTAATTGCAATATTGATTTCAATGAAATATTTGAACGAACTGAAATTGTGGCAAAAGTAAAACGATTATTGAAAGAGTTCAATGAAAAACGCAACGATTTCAGTATTAAGCGCGGGATATACGTATACGGCAGTCCAGGATGCGGGAAAACCGAATTTGTAAATCAGTTGTTGAAGGATATGTCGTACGACGCGGTTCGATATGATGCCGGAGACATTCGAAACAAGAGCGTAATTGACACGATAACCAAACACAATATGTCCGACCAAAGCGTACTGTCAATATTTGGAAAAACACCGAAACGAATTGCGGTAGTAATGGATGAAATTGACGGAATGAATACCGGAGACAAGGGCGGAATTACGTCACTCATTAAATTGATTCGCCCTAAAAAAACAAAAAAACAAAAAACGGAAGACTATACCATGAACCCAATCATATGCATTGGCAACTACGACATGGACAAAAAAATAAAGGAAATCATGAAGGTGTGTCACGTTATCGAACTTCCTACGCCTACGATATGCCAAATGAAATCGTTAATTGGAGAGACGATGCCTGAATTGTCGTATAAGCTAATCGAAAAAATCGCCAACTTTACGCAATGCGATATACGCAAGTTCATGCTGCTGTACGAAATTTACACAAAAGACAGCACAATCCTTACCGAAGAAACGCTGGACACGATTTTCAAACCCAAAATGTGTTCGGAAAACAGTAAGGTAATCGTAAATCGACTGTTTGCAAATAACTATTCCATCGCACAGCATACCTCGGTCGTTAGTGAAACCGACCGAACAATTGTCGGACTGCTGTGGCACGAGAATGTAGTTGATCGGATATTTCAACCGCACAATATGTACAATAGAGCCGGTGGCGAATTTTACGAGACGATTCTAAAAAATATTTGTTTTGCCGATTATATTGACCGAATCACGTTTCAGAAACAGATATGGATTTTCAATGAAATGAGTTCGCTTATTAAGACGTTTTATAACAATGAGCTGTATAACGATTATAAGAAACGTGAAATTGCTTCCGCTGTAAGCGGTGGCTGCGGTGAAGACGGGAATAGTTCAATTCGGTTTACAAAAGTTCTCACAAAATACAGCACCGAATATAACAACATTCTTTTCATTCAGCACATGTGTAATGAAATGCTTATGGATAAAAAAGACCTTATTGAGTTTTTTAATCAAATAAAATGCAATAATGATGAGGATGCAATTACCACCTGCTGCGAACAACACGATGTCACGCGATTGGACGTTGATCGAATGTTTCGCTACATTGATAAATGTTTCAGCGGGCATCCGCTGAACTTTGCAGTGAAGGGAAGCGAAAAATTTGCATTGAAATTTGATGCGAATGGAATGGGCCTGGACTTGGATAATATGCCTGTAGATGGCGACGTCGACGACTTTATAGATTTAGATGCGGACGACGATATCAGTATTGATATTGATACTGATACCAATCTCGGTTCATCTAAATGTAAAAACAAAAGCACCAGTAAAAATAAAGGTAAACCCAAACCTACTAAAACGAAGAGTAAAAGTAACAAGGTTAACTACAATTTATAATTATTTATAATTTGTGAACCGCGCAATCCAGATATCGAAATCCGGTTAGGTATTCGTTGGGAAGTATTTTTACACCCGCGAATTTACTCGAACCAGAATTCATCTTGGAAAACAATACGGTTGTATCGTATATTTTAATTGGCGGATTTAAATTTTGTTGTACGACATACGTTTCATTGTTTTTGGGGTCGGTTTTCCAAATCAATGCAACGTGACCGTATTGGTAATCCGGCTTTTTATATTTCCAAAACAGTATACTTCCCGGACGCAAATAATACGATGGTTGGCGCGAGTATGGATACGCATACGTTTCAATGGGTACTGCTACTGCACTAACAGATGCAGATACGGGTGTAAAAGCGTGAACATTTTTGAAAAAGTCGCACGCGTCCACCACATCCGGAAACGTGAGCCCTTTATGGATGGAAAAAAATCGACGTATCAGTTCTACACACTGGAACGGCACGCCGTATTTTGTACGATGCGTCCCATTTTTGGTTTTTTTAACGTATAAAACGATTTTCTTATTATTTTCGCTATTTTCATAAGTGTCGTTTCTTGACATGATGCCCCTATAATATAATAGTTATTAGTTATTTATAATTTTTATAAATGTTCACATTTGCCCATTTCAGCACCTGAGTATAATAGGTAATTTTTTAAATTACACTTTTTTGTTCTCTTATTTTTGCACTGGCGGCATTTACTCATTTGTTTAACTAGTAATTTTTCTACTCTGTTCGACATTTTGTATGTTTTATTCTTTTTTTGAGCGTTTATTTGTTTCATAACTTCTTTACTGTTCAGCTGTTTACTTTTTTTACAGGACTTGCACTTTAAGGATTTGATATAAACCGCGCATTCTTTTTTAAAATACTTGTCCATGGCTTTTAAATATTCTTTTTTGGTATAGTTACCCGTTTTTACCGAGTTAATCCCGGTATAACAAATGTTGCTATCATCTCTCTTTTTATTTTTGTTCATTGCGGGTTGCGTATAAATATACTAAATATATAATTAATGTATTTATACATCATTATTCATGATTATGTCTGGTTGGGTTGATTATGAAGGTACTGCTGGAGCAGTTACAGATAGAGGAATATTGCACGCTACGCGTTTAAGATAGGATTGGTAAGAAAACCGGGTTACTGCGCCAATACCGCTCCCCAATACATACGCATTATTCTTTAATCCTCGATTTACATCCGCCATAAGGGCGTTTCGTTTTCGTTTTAACATGATTTTGTTTTGTTTTATTTTATATAATAAATAAAAATAATAAAAATAAAAGTAAGTATAAATCGTTGTAAGTATAAATCGTTAAAGAATGTTACTTTTGATAAATAATACCGTCAAGTCAAATACGGCAATTTCATCCGTCCCGAAACTTAAACTGGCACTTCGAACGTTGAATATGGGATTTTATGAAGTCAAAGGTCCAAAAATTCATCCCGAAGTGTTTGATCCAATGGGCCCAATTTTCAGAAACATTACCGGAATTATCATCTCTGGCAGTTCAGCCAAACTTACCCAGATTGGAACCGATATTTCAAAATATGTTCACATTCTACACTACCTCCGCGCATTCCAGCACGTTCCGGTTCTCGGGATTTGTTTCGGGGCGCAGCTACTTCTCACCCTTTACGGAGGAGCACTAGTTGATAACCGGAAATATACGTCTCAATCCGCGCCGGTTCAGGTGCTAAAAACAAACAAGTTGTTTCGCCAGGGGGACATACGTACCACTAAGACCCCTAAGCGCAGAATCCGTGCAGTGGGGTCTGAGGGGGAGCTCGTCTCCCCCTCCTCAAATACAATTATCGCGTCATTCAACTTCTCCGATATTCCGATCATGCCGCCCTCGACTCGAAAGGTAAAACCGATCGCGTGGGTAAATGGAAACACCACCTCACTTGCAGTCGCATACGAGTTTGAGCGCGGGCGCGTGTATGGCTGCTTGTTCCATCCGGAACTTAACCCAGACACATATTATATTATAAAAAATGTGTTTGGATGAACCCGTATCGGTTAACCGACCGTCTGACTAACAAGCAAGTACTTTGAAATCATGGTATTTGCTTCTAATACTTTACGCGGGCAAAGTTCGGCAAACCATTGGTACGCGGTACGTTTCAACAGCTCGTCTGCTGGAATATAGATGCCGAGCGCATTTGGAGACAGGTCTATATCGTAATCGCTCATCAACTCTTCAATGAGAATCGGTTTTTTCGTTTTGACATTTCGGCACCCTAAATCGTCCGCTGAAATTTGGCCGATTTTGTACTCTGGGTTAGATTTCATAATCTGATGAAAAAACCAGCGTCCCGGCTCGCCATTAAAATCAAATTCGCTGGATGCATCATTCGATACAGCACGTTCAAGATGAGAGATATACGCCTGCATGGCTGGACACTCTTTCTTGCACCCGATCACGCGGGTCGAAGGAAAGAACCGGAGCTGGCTTGTCACGCTAGTGCGAGCTGGCAGTTCTCCTACAAACGCGTCATACTTCTCGCAGTACTCCTTGTACATGGGATACAAATTTTGAAAACAGATAAAGGATGCCGGCATTACGAGACCTCCGTATGCCAATAATAAATTCGCAATTGCAAGTTCACGCAGGTGGCAACTAATCGGCGCAGGTAAGTTATTGACTTTCGTCGACCATCCCGGAATGACTTTATGGAACGATGAGTCGTCGATTAAGCATACATTGAATGTATCACCGCACGCCTGAATAATGCTGCGAACTGTTAAAAACATATAGGGTTGATTAAGCTCCATAGAGTTACGCGATCCAAACGACTCCCAGTTGCGCGCATTTTTTTCCAGGTCGATATGGATCCAGAGTATCGGCTTTTTACTCGTTCGAAGTGTAGAATCATCGTTCAAGAGATACTTTTCTATCATGTCGTAATCCGTCATTCTATCCTGCTTTTCTTCTTTTCGCTTATATTTGTCATACAATACCCCGATGACCATAAGAACGCCATACGCTACAAACAATTTTATCAAGTCGCTTGTTTCTACCATGATGTTTTAATTCTATTTTCTATTTTCTATTTTCTATTTTAATTATTGTTAATATTATTGTTAATATTATTGTATATTATTTGTTATTTGTTATTTTAAAATGTATAAACTGTATAAAATAAACTACATAAACCATTGTAGCATGAATTATATTAAATAACTCTCCACCCACCCACCCCACATTGAAATATGAAGAATCCCTTCAAACTATGCTTATGTTGTTGTTTTAAAACCGAGAAAACCCAACCTACGTCAAACAATAATAATAATAACAATAACAATAACAATATTCATGTTACATGTACATTTGATGACGCTATATTATCCCATACGATAGACACGAGCTCAACTTCTATAACATATGACTCAAGATATGATTCAAAATATGATTCATCTTCCAATTTATCAACATGAATGAACAATTTTTTTCAGTTGCAAATGGTTTTAAATTCCTTCATGAATTTTCGGTTCATTTCACGAGCAATTTCGTCCTGTTTGGCCATTGAGTATGCCCGATGCGTACACTGTTCCGAGTCATACTCTTTCTCTCGATCCAAAATATGAATCGATTCCGTTTTGTTTAGCGGGACGAACGACGCAGACCAATTCGTACGCTGTGTACGCAATTCTTGAACGTTGTTGCACCTGTTTCTGGTAATGGTTTGAATGTCGCCGTCGGTTATCGGAATTAATGTTTCGGTATGCGCGCGTTTCAAGTCTTCGTATTGTAGGCCTTGACCTTGCCCCTGCCCATAAGAAACCGGGTCCGATCCAGATCCCGGAACTAGGGCCATCATTCGCGACCTTGCTGATTCTAAAGATGCCGACCATTGGGTTTTAGATACCGGCCCGGTCGATGTTTCTTCGTTTCCGGACCCATCTCCGTTTCGAAACCAGTCATCATACCCCGCATCACGCTCGTCGTCGGGAACGCGGTACTTATCAAATGCTTCATTGAACCAGCGGTTAAATTCGGATGGTGACATGGATGAGAGTTTTTTAGTGGCCGCTGGATCATTATAACCTTCTTTTTCTTTTTCAGCGGTTATCAAATCTCTATACTTTTCAGCATGCGCATAGCCCTGTGCCTTTTCGTGGCGCATGGTATAAATTTGGTACAGGATACGGTACGCTTGCGTAAAAAACAAAAAGTATTCTTTGGGGAGACTACATTTGTCAGGATGCGTTTTAAGAACCACTCGCTTTGCATGTTTCAAATGCGCTTCAGTAAACGCCATTGGAATAGAAAACAAGTTTAAAATGTCTTGTAATCCATAATTGGATATGTTTGTATCTAGTTGTTCCATTATTTGAGTATTTGTTTTACTTGAGTATTTGTTTTACTTGATTATTAAATAATAATTTTAATATTATTTTATGAATTAAAGTTATTGAAGTGTTGAATTTATGAAGTCGATGCTGAAATGCACCTGGCAAAAAATCCGCGAATGCCCGGTTCATTTGACCCGCTTATTGAATCATCCGACCGCGCACTGGTTCCTGTTGCCGAATAGTATAAAAGCGCGGGAATACCGTTGACCATACGATTGCGTTTCATTATGGCATACAGCTCAAACGACTCGTCAACGTCTATCTCATAACACGCCAGTTTACAGTCGACTGGGATCTCGGACACTAAAGTTTGAACGAGAGATTTGATGCTCTTGCATGGACCGCACCAGTTGGCTGTAAATTTCAAAATTGTTCCGTAGCCTTTTTTCCTATTTTCAGTGAGAGCATGCTCAAATTCCTCGCGTGTAAGTACGATTGGTTCCATAATTATGAATTAATCTTATTCTTATTATTATTCTTATTTATTGTTTATTTTTAATTACTTTTATTATTAAATTCATATAAAACTAAATAATAAAATTAATAAAAAAAAATGAATTTCGAAAACTGTGAAAGACCTATATACGGAGTCTATTACATCGGATGTTTGGGGCACTACTTATCAGTTGTTAAAGAACAAATGAAATGTTTGGTGGATTCGGGGCTGTATAATCGGTCCAAAAAGGTAATTGTATTTATCTGTTGTTTTAATGAAAATGATACGAGCTTATTGGGGATTATTGAAGAATACGACACGGAAAAAAAATGTATCTTAATCACAAGTGCCGAAAATGTATATGAGAAATTTGCCATCAATAACTATCAAGAATATATAGCGGATGATTTATATTACATGTATTATTTCCACAGCAAAGCGGTTACAAGAGCCATTGACTCAGTTTTTGACCGCAGAAGAAAAATACTGAACTATTATACGCTGACGTTACATAAACTGAATTTAGAACTACTTGAAACGTATGATGCGGTTGGATGTTCGTTAACGAACTGGCCGTCGTTACATTTTTCAGGTAACTTCTGGTGGTCAAAATCCGAACACGTGTGTACCTTACCCCCGGCTGGAAACGATTACCTGGATCCGGAAATGTATATTTGTAAAACTCATGGTAAGTATATCAGTTTATCTCAGGCAACCAACGACGGAAACATCGAGTCTCACTTGAGTCGCCAGGAGGAAAAAATACGAAATGAAGTAACAAATATTCCAATCTAATTTTTCCATAATATAAATATAAATTTATAAATAAATATAAATATCATATAAGATATAAAATTATAAAATAGCCTTATAACTATAACTTAGAATGCGAGTGCTACCTGGTATTTTATTCATCGGTATTGGTATTCTTCTTTCGCCGCTACAGCTACACCTATCTGAAGGGGCCAAAATTTGCCGATCCACGTCTATACCGTTTCATACTTGGGTCCAAATGGAATATTCTTGCACGCAAGCGGGAAATTGTGGTATTCGGATTCCCTTTACGCAATGGAGAGATATTGGGTACGAAAATGGAAATGGCGGGACGTTAAGAGACGAGTCAAGAAATCCCGGAGGGGTGTATAGGTGCACGTCTTGGTTTGTTGGCGAAATGCAGGGTAGAGTAGCTCAGGCTGCTACAGCTCAACAGGAACGCTCGACGATTTCGGCATTGGTAGGTGCAGGATGGAACACTGCACAGTACGGCTTGATCGCAGGAGGACTAACCTCAATTACGTGTGATCCAACTACATGGTCATGGACTCCTCGATCTGGACGAAATAATGTATGTTGGACGTTTACTTGCGCGTACTCGACGTATTTGTACCGCGTTCTAGGGATTCGCCCCAGGGATATAAACGAATTAAGTTTAAAAAACAGACCAGAAATACCTATCGCATGGACTTGCAAACCGGAACAGTATGGTTCCGGTGATGGATGCCACTGTACATGCGGATCGTTCGATCCAGATTGTAACCCGTTTGAGGCGGTTTCCATCGACTGTCCAAATTACGATGACATCTGCATTCCAGGCGCATCAAATGAGCCCATTTGCGGATTGCGCCATGAAATCCTTAGCGATAGAAAACTTATACAAATTCAGTCTGGAGTAGCTGTTCATCACCCTCAGTTTTATTTCTCTAATACTTCCGACATCGATGGCGCGCCTTGGGGAAATTACAGTAAGACCTACACTCGCACCAGTGTACCACCCGACTGGACGTGCAACCCCCTTTTTTATGGCTCCAAAGATGGATGTGACTGCGACTGTGGAGCCTGGGATCCAGACTGTGAACCAACTACATACTCTCAAAAAGTTTTCAATTGCGATACCACTAATAATGAAGTGCGATGCGTCATGTCGAAAACTACCCCGTCTATACCAGCGTGCTTGTACGACCGCATGGCAACAAGTGCAGCGGTTGATGCAGGGTATCCGTCGCCAGACAGCTCTAGTTCTATACCAACTTCAACCATTGTTGCAGCATCGGTTGGAACAACTCTTGGTGTTGTAGCGCTTATCGCCATTGTAACATTTTTAATTTTCAAACGCCGCCGGCAGCAGCGTCGTCGGCAAAATGTTCTTCTAACAGCTTAAAAATAAAAAATTAAAAAACTAAAAAATTAAAATTTAATAAATTAATAAATCAAAAAATTGAATATAAATACAAATAATACAAATATACATAAAGTAAAAATAATTATAGTTATAAACTTATAATTATCATTATCATTATTCATCATGGAACCTGGTGACAACAACAAAGAGAATCGGAGAGAAACAATATTCAGCTATGAAAACGGAGACGTGTACATGGGAGAAATGGTGAATGGGCTTCGCAATGGACGAGGTACATTACGGACCCCTGCATTTGTTAACAAAACTGATTGCACTAAAGTCGAATACGAATATACCAGCGAATATGCGGTCGAGAATGCCCACCTTGCCAAGTGGCACGAATATATGGGGGAATGGGTAAACGATAAAATGCACGGGTGTGGAGTGCATTTGTGGAAATCGGGAAACGGCGCTGAAGTCACGATATTTCATGGCGAATGGATCCACGGCCAGCCTCAACGAAATAGACGACCCTCGGAATCGGAATCGGAACCGGAACCGGAACCGGAACCAACAACGTCAATGAATGAAGAGCTCGAACTTGAAATATTTGGATATTGATTTCAATTGATTTTAGTTTATTTTATTTTTAACTTTAATAGTGTAAATGCGCCTCCCAAAAGTATTTACAGTATGCCCATTTTATAATAAGGCCGCGCTTTACTTGTTCGTCGGTATCGTTTCCGCTAGAATGCAAGTGTCCAGGGATAAGCGCGCGTTGCAATGCGGGCGGAAGAACGTATTGAAGCTGTTCGATCGGCGTGATGGGAGATTTTGGCTGGGTTTGAAGCAAGACCGTTGCTGTTGTCGATGCTGCTGCTGCTGCTGCTGCCGCTGTTGTTGTAGGAATGAATCGTACCAAATCTTGTAACAGCGGCGGGTACATGTATTCGTACTTCCATTTCCAGTCGATGCATCCGTACGTGTAATATGAGAATGTCCATTCCAGTCCTTCCAAGTAATTCATACAGTATGCTTTACACCGTTTGTCAGTTACCGGCTCGTCAAACAGTGCGTGATAGTATCTACGCTCCCAGTTGGGTTTGGTGGGATCGATATAATATTCAAGACCGCGTTCCGTTGAAGGCAAGTGCAGGGTCTGTTCTGATGTTTCGCATTTATCAACAATCAGCTCGTATGCGGTTTCATAATTCTCGCCCCAAATGCGGGTCATATCATGAACGCGCTCCCAGTCACTATGACCGCCCCGTTTTTTATTTCGTAGCGCGTGCTCACCAATCAAGCGGTCGTGCTCGGATGCAGCCAAATGTTCAACGAATGTGCGAACGTTGTCCCAATCAATTTGCGGCCTGGTTCCTTCATCATGAAATAGGATAAAACTGCGATTATGTTTCTCAACAAGTTCGTGGCTATTTTTAAACACGGTACGGTACGCGTCCATTACGGTGGTGGGACCGTTGGTGCGAATATTCATACTTGGGAAATGCGGCATGAAGTCGTTCCCCATCATGAAAAACATGAAAATGTAATCATACACTAAATACTTTCGAACGACTGGATCAATCGGAGACTCGGCTTTCGTCATGGCATTGCCTGCGTCCGTGGATACCGTGATATGTCGGGCAATACAGTCGGCCATGTATGGAATGTCCACATAATACTGTTCGTTGGGTCGAAGACTGGAGTCAACCGACCGGATGAATTCAGGGGTTTCGCGATACAGTAATATACGACTGGATATATGCAGATGGTTTAAAGTGAGCATGATGAGATCGGCATCAAGACCGTACACTAGGGTAACTTGGTCGCGATGCTGTTCGGGATTGGCGCGAATGTGCTCGAAAAGTTTATGTTCGCCCTCGCCGGGGTCGTTGCTCGTGGAGAGAATATACTGGGGCCCACTCTGATTCGCCGCAGCGGTGTACCTCGTCATCTCGGTGTGTAACTTATTCATGAACTCCGTTCCAGGGGTGATGCATGCGGTAGACCAAACGTCGGCGGAACGCAGTTTTTGTTGGGGGGCAGAGCCCCCCATTACCCCCCTATCAGCGCAGTGGGGTTTAAGGGGGTGCTCGTCGCCCCCTCCCGTGTGATCGTTTTCAATCGCGGTAGAAAGCCAAGTCTTGAACCGCCGTTCACGCTGCTGGTTTAGCTTCGCGGAAGGTGCGACGCCATCAAATGCGATGAAGACGCTATGTGTAGGGGATACGGTTTTCACGTACCCGCTAATGCTGTCACACACATAAGAAATGATAGCCGACTCGTATGCATCGCGATTCGCGGACGTGTGGGGAAGTTTGACATCTCGAACGGCATTGTAAATGAGACCGTTGCAGTCTAGATATAAATTAGATACCGGTACGCCAAGACTGGAAATGGGTTTTACGATGGACTTGTACGTTCGAACCGCGTGGACAAAAAAACTCGGAATTCCCATCGTATAAAAAAATATAAAATATAAATATATGGGTATATGGATATATTACATACTGCGATATGTTTATATGGTTTGAAGGTTGGGTTTATTATGATACGCTAGACGGGTGCTGCTGCCTGGACGGTGCTCCATAGCGCGTCGCATACTGCGCACAAGTACACGTATTTCATATTTTCTTCATCGTAGCGAATGTAGATGACTTCCCTTGGAACCGAACCTGAACCTGAACCTGATGCTGATCCTGATGCAGATGCAGATGAAGAGTCGGACGTTTGAGGATTACTGGCGCAAAGCGCGTTTGGGCATTTTACGTGCCCGATTCGCGGAAGCGTCGGGTCGAGTTTCGTGTATCGGTTGATGATATTCCCATAATTTTGAGCAATACTTTTGATCTGCAATTTTGAAACGCAAATTTCTTCACGCACGGGTTCGCGATGCCCGCAGTTTCGACAATAATGAACCAGCGAAGAAGATCCTGAGGACCCAGGCCCAGTATCCGATTCTGATTCAGGTGTTGCAGTTCCGGGATCGATGCAAATATAGTACATGTTATCACATCTAGCGCAAAAGTGCATTTTCTTCTGTTATTTCTTGGATTCTACTTGGGTTCTACTTATATTATGATACTGTTATTTATTTAATATTCGCATCAATTTAATTGTTTTTTATTTTTTCATTTGTGATTATTTATTTATTTTATTAATTTAAACCTAAATAAATAAGTAGTAATTAAATTAGACAATTGAACAATACAAATAAAAATAAATACTATGTCCGATAAAAAATCCCTACAAAAACAGGATGGAGGATTTATGATGAGTGATAAAACAATTTTCGGTAGTTCTGCTGAGTCACTTTATTCAATTATGGGAAAACATTTTAACACACCAGCGAATAAAAAATTTTTTGAATCAGTTTTACAACAAAAAGGTTCACCACCTAATAACCAGGATTTATCATTTTTAGAGAAGCCTCCGTATACTGACATTTATACCCAATTATTAACTATAATTATGACGGATGCGGTATATACGCAAACATTTGAGTATAGTGATGGTGCTGCTAAATATGAATCAAAAGAAAGAATGCATAATTATCATATCCAATTATGTGCACTTATGACGATGAGTTTCTTATTTGAACTTGAAGTATTTTCGGTAGTTCATAATTACATACCGATTAATATAGGTTCTGCAATGAATAATAGGTTACCATCAACATTTGCACACGCCGAATCGACTCCCCCGCTAAGATCTTATAAAGATTTAATTACCAAAGGGGGTCTTGATGCGATGTTAGAATATTTCACACGGTCGCTTGATACGTTTTTTGATGATTTTATGAAAAAATTATTAGATGAAATCAGTCGACTTATTAACTACTATTATCAGATCATTACTCCAGAAGAAATACTAGAAGCAATTGTTCCTATAAATTCGAAAACCCCTCCGCATGTTAAGGGTAAGTTTGATTATATTTATGTAGACTGGAAGGATCGTATCAAACAAAAAATTAAAGAGAAGCCTGCTCCTCCTCTTCATCCTCTTGCAGCTTACGATGATAAATATTATTCTATATGTATTAATATGGCAATACAGAATGCATTGAATCACGTTGAATATGGTGGTAGTAAATATATTGCAGAAGGAACTGGATTTTTTTCATTTTTATATTTACTTCCTAAACCTGATGTAAACGAAAATTTTAATGGAAGCTGTATTACCTATTCAATGTTAGAGTTATATATAATGGCACGGTTACATGTACATGCCAATACTTTAACATTGAATATGGAATCAGGCCACGGCGATAGACCGCACGGGTACTGGAAATCAGTTCAAACCGATGAAGATATAAAACTATCATCTGTAACACACTGGGCAACACAATATGAATTTCAGTCTTACCCTCTGTATTTCAGAAGTATACCCAAATATAGAGGCCAAATAAAAACAAAACATGTATTTAACTTTGAAGACCCAGATAAAACAAATTTGTGTTTATTGCTTTTATATCCTATTTTCGACTCATATATACGATACATAGACCAACCAGAGGCAGGTAAGAAGCTGTATCCAGGAGAAATCGCAAAGATTTTACCGTTTATAGAACGTAGAATACAATTTGTGAAAACTTTATTTTCACATAAATCAGAAAAGGTAGTAATGGATGAGACGGGCTTGCCAATTCCAGGGTCCACGTCCAAGGTTGATATAACATCTATTCCTTCGGGATGGTTTAAAAACGTATTTGGATTTGACGAAAATGCCGCTAACTTTGCAACAACCCATAAAGATTCGTTTCATGTGAAGAAAAATCCCAAGCCCACTGAAAGTATTTTGATGACCGTTAAAGGTACCGAAATAGATATTGGAGTTTTCAGGTATAGATCAGTTGAAGAATTACTAAAAGTTGCTAGTGCTAATCCTAGCGCTAGGTCTGTTTTTGGGGTTGATTCAACAAGGAATAATTTAAAATATTATATAATGACCTCAACATCGCGTGCAATTCATACTAACCCCAGTTATCATGATTCCATTTTTCAGGTTGCGTCGCAGTTTAATGCACTAGAAATGGTAAACTCGACAACAACTCCGCAAGAAGGAATAACTAATTATGTACATGATAAAACCCAAGGTCCCGAGTGTGCTATAATGTGTCCCTTTGGAACACTGTATCGTAATTATTTTTGTATGCCAAATGCCAGTACCAGTCAGCAGCCTGAAGATAAAAGTGTAAATGGCAATCCTCAAATTGGGACTGACGGTAAAAGTTCTGGAAACAATCAAATTAATACACTGACCGAACTAATGAAAGTTGACGGTTGCTTCAAAGAACTTAGATTTCAAAACGGGTACATATTTGTAAATGATAAGGATCAGCTAGAATCCATAAATACATATCTTTCAAACCCTGTAAATTTTTGGAATGCCGTCATGAAAATAAAATACGTCATTCAAGAAGATACCCCGGTCGTTAATGTAGCTGTTGATGGAAAAATAATGGATCATAAAGTTTCTCAAATTTATTGTAGTGCGTACCCGGTAGCTTACGACCCACTTAAGGCACCCGAAAAAGATTATTATTTACTTTCAAGTATGATTTTACACGCAGTTTACTACTCGACGCTAGCATATGCAGTGTCGCGAATCACGCCTGATGAACCTCGTAAAAAGGTATTTTTAACTCGAGTTGGAGGAGGGGTTTTTAAAAACGAAGCTTATATTATAGATACTGCAATATATAATGCAGTACGCCATTTTATCGCATACCCGATAGATGTATATATTGTAGGTTATGAGAAGGATGATGAGGATCAAGCTAAGATAATCGACCCTAAAAAGATTGATGATATAAATCTAGGACCTACAATAGTTACGACCCCGCCGATTCCAGACTTTATGAGGGCATATAGTAACATTCAGAAGATGTTAGACCAAAAAGCAACCGATGAAAGAGAAAAAGTAAAAAAGGCAACCGACGAAATGGTATTTAAAAAAAAAGAAGAAGAAACCAAATTAAGATCAAGCATAAAAAAATCAACCGAAGAAGAAAAAAAAGAAAAATTAGACGAAGCTAAAGCAAAATTAGATGAAGACGCAGCACTAGATAAAGCAAAAGCAAAATCAGACGAAGAAAAAGCAGCCTTAGACAAGGCAAAATTAGAAGAAAAAGCAAAAAAAAAAGAGGAGGACAGAATACATGAAGAGAAAATGAAAAAAAAACACCTCAACTTAACGCAAGCGATAGATGAAGCAATTAAAACTTTTTCTGAAAAGTTAGCAAAGGGTGGTGTTGATGACAAAAAATATGCAGAAATACTGGATGCATTAATGGATGCGATTAATAAAGACCGCGAGGTCAGAGCCAAGGGATTGGAAAAATCAGGAAAAAAAACAGGAAAAGAAACAAAATCAAAATCCAAAGACATCATACCAATGAACCTTACTGGCAATAAATCCGATTACCCAAATAAAGATATTTTTATTCAGGATCTTGTCAAGTCATTTAATGCTCAGAATGCCAAACAACCACTCGATAGAAAAAGTAAAATCAATCCCAGTGATGTAGAAGAGACATTGAATGGAGTATACGATAATGGTCATTACATGTTATTAAACGATATTCATTTTATGAATGATAAAACCAAGGGACTGCCGTTAATTTTTCAATTAATGGACCAAAATAACCTATTGGGTACACTTATAATTAAATTTGATATGGAAGACAATAAAGTTTATGAGGCGTACAAAACAGCATTTGATAAGTTATCTGTTGACCTTAAACGTGAATATGAAACTCTTTGTAAATTTTTATTTGAAACAAAACGAACATCCATATTAGTTCATATTCTTCGTATCGGTGAAGATGATGGTGAAGCACGGATATTTGCAGGTATAATGAAGGGGTTTTATGATAATCTTTTGAAAAAAGAAGGTGATGCAAGGGATGCTATACTAGGCTCGGTTGGTTATACATTCAAGTCAGCATACGGAGATGGAAATTGTTTTTATAATTCGGCAGGAATGCAGTTATTTGATCCTATGACAGTTGATAAATACATTGAATACGATAAACTTGCCCGAAACAACCAGTGGCAAAACACTCAATTCGAGAAACAAACGAAACTTAGAACAGAATTAACTGATTATTTACAAAAATTATATACTAAATTACAATCACATTCCAATTTTGCTACAAGTACAAATAGTACAATAAAGTATTTACACACCAATGGTCCCGAGTTTAAAAATGTTTCTACTATATTATCAGGGATCGGATCACAATTCTGGGGTACAGATGATGAGTTGTATTTTATTGCAGCATTATATAATTGTTTTATAGTAATATTACCGTCAAACGATACCAATTTTCAAACCATAGAATACAGTGAAAAAATCAATTCGGACGAAAGTAACCAAGATAAGTTATTCAAAGCATTATCCAATACAAGTATTCCCGTATTATCTCCTGTTGAATTAACTAAACAACTCACTGAAATGAATGCAAAAGGAAAACAAATAATATTCATGTTAGGCGGAAAAGGGCATTGGGATTATGCTATACCTACCAAGTAAAATAAAAATAAGTAAAATGATATAAACTGTATTTACCAGTTTTCATCATCAATCAATATTATAAAAATAATTCCATACTTCAATTTTCAATGCCTTCATCATCTTCGTCGCAACAGTCATTCTATAATTGCATTTTAGTGAAAAAAAATGGAACGCTCAAACAGGTACGATATCTATATTCTGATGAAATGTTTCATGCCAATTATGTAACGTTGAGTGAAACCTCGGAAACTTATAGCGACGCGTTTCGTCGCCACGCCGTATGGAAATCGTCGGCCAAATATAATAATGGAACCGTAGAATTGTGGGCTCGCGCAGTTGGACGCGCCGGACAAGAAAACAAGTACGAGTTTCCTCCACCCGTAGACGAAATTTTATTTTTCGGTAACTGTCTTTTGGTTTGGGTCGCGGCTTCCGGGTCGGGATCCGAGTCGTCGTCTTCGGATGTATCGTTTACACTCGACGTATGGAAGAAAATATATGCCAAACTGTTTGGCGGGTTTCATGATCTGGATAAAACGTTCGATGCGGATGAGACGGAGTACGATGAACTGGAAGATGTTCCTAGCAAACATAAGACACATGAAGGGTACCTGAAGGACGGTTTCATCATCGAAGACCAACCAAAACAAAAACAGCAATCTCTCGCACAAAAACGACGCAATGGACCGAGTGTCATCGCGAAACCGAATAAAGTAAAAAGGGGTAAACGCACCGACGAGACGGCTTCAAATTCACATGGAGCAAGGCCGCAATCGCCTCCTCTTGATGCAGAAGGTAACGAAATCGAGCTCGAAGAAGAGGAGTATGATTGCGATTAATTAAAGTAAAGGTCAAAATCATAATAAAAAATATATACACAATAATACAATAATACAATAATACGAAGTGAAAATGACGACCGCAACAACAGCAACAACAGCAACAACTACAATGAGCGCATGTGATAAACTGACTATGGATACCATGATAAATACTGCCGCATATTCGAAATACATCTCTCGAAAAGATAATGAGACAAAAACAAGGCTGGACGAAACAAAAACCGAGCGCCGGTTTTATAAAAAACGAATCATAGAATTGACGAAACAGTTGATTAAAAACATGGACCATGTAAAAGACTCGAGTGTAATCAATGCATGCAGCGCATATTTTAATGCATGTATCATGCACTTCAAATTTGTTGATTTGTCCGACACGATCCAAACAGAACACTATGTTGAGCCTACTAACATTGATCCAGTTGATCCTGATGTTAACGTTGTTTCCGAGCCTGTTTATAATGGTGTGAAACATATCGACTCCGAGTTTTTTTCAGCGGAACAAAATCGAAATATAAGTCATGTAAAAAAATTAAATACCATCAACGAAAAAAATATACTTGAAAAATTATTCATTTCACCTGATTCTGAAACCGAACCTGTCAAATCTCAAACTAGTACTACTACTAGTTCTGTTCCCAGAGTCATTGAAATTGACTTTAAGGACCAGCAGTTCAAAACCAAGGGTATAAAACCTAAATCTAAAACAACAACAACAACGGCAACGGCAATGACAACTAATGAAATGCCGCTTTAAATGTAAAGTACAAACTGAATACTGTTGACGCGATTGCAAGTACTGACGCGTACATTATATATTTTTCATCTTCTAGAAAAAAACGCAGGCTTAGTATTCCAAATGGAGTAGCGCATACTAGTAAAATGCTATACATGCAATATATTGCATATGGCTTTGACATACTGAATCCTCCTCTCATAATATCGTTAAATATAGGAGTTAACATCCAGTACATCACTACAAAACTCGCTACGAATGAAAGTAAATATTCAGGAAGTGACTGGGTTATTATTGCATCAGTTTCGCGGATATCATTTACGAGCAACGCTATAAGAACGATGCCTGCTAAAAACACGGGACTGATTTGAATTATGGATTGGAAAGTCATGAATGAATGAATGAACCGGATGAATAAATTTTTATATAGTTGTATAATATGTATAATAAGTAATTATAATTATTTTATTTTATTTTCGTAACTCATAATAATGTCACACGGTGGTAGCGAAGGTGAAAGTACGAGTAAGGAGTTGAAATGCAGCCCGCATTCCGATGATGAAAAACATTCAGTTGATGAATCCAAAACGTGTTACTCGAACAATTCTCTCGAAAAACTCAAATCGGCATGGAACGCGCGCCATTCCGATGAACCCATTACAACCAACGACCCGAACGAGGTATGGGCTTTTTTACGGCAACAAATGTCGCGCGTTTGCAAAAATGAGGCGTGCTGGTTACGAAAACTTCTCATTTTAGAAGACAAGGGCAAGTATCGTGACTTATTGAACTATACGTTCGCGCCTCGCGCACCCAAAACGTGGATTAAGAAGCCTACCACATGGTTGACAAGCGTCGATATTGAAAACGTTATGAAACAGTACGAGCACGCGTACCCGTCGTTCATGTTTTTAGGCCCTGCTCCGATTGATTTTGACGCGAAGATGGAAACGGGGGAATATGTTTGGAAGGACATCCACGATTTCAATATAGAGAATATGATCAAACGAGGAAAACGCCAATTTGGGTTTATTTTTAATACGGACCCGCACACAAAATCCGGCGCGCACTGGATTTCCATGTTCGTAGATGTCCGAAACGCGTTTATATTTTTCTTTGACAGTACGAGTGACGACATTCCGTCCGAGGTCAAAGTACTTGCTGAGCGAATCATAGAATCCGGTCATAAACTTAGCCCAAAACTAAACTTGAAATTGATCGTGAATAAGAAGGATCATCAGTATAAAAATACTGAATGCGGAATGTATTCCATTTTCATGATTAGTAATGTGCTGACTGGGAAAATGAAGCCTTCGGATTTTGCAGTTAAGCGAATTTCTGACGAGTTTATGATGAAGTTTAGAAAAACATACTTCAACAGTGCGAATATTGAGGACGTTCCGCCGGGTCCGTCGGATACATTTGATTGAATTGAATTGATATATCGTAAAATTAAGCGAACTAAAACTGAAATAGATAAAATTATTAAAATTAAAAAACAAATAAAATATTATAATATTTTATAACGCAATAATCAATCAACTCAATCCAATCCAATGATCAACAAATTTGTTGTCGAGTTTTTAGGAACTCTATTTTTCTTGTATGTAATTATCGCCACTGGAAATGCAATTGCAATGGGTGCGGCATTTGCAATTGCCGTTATGGTGGGAGGAAACATCTCGGGCGGACACTTCAATCCAGCTACGTCGATTATGATGTACGCAGCCGGTAAATTGAGTCGCGCAGACCTCATTCCATATTTACTGGTCCAACTTGCAGGCGGTCTGGTTGCACTTGAATTGCACAAGCGGTTTCGTTTTTAATCTGTTATGAATGAATAATTAAATAAGATCTATCCATAAAAAATATAATATAGCAATATAGTAATATATTATAATATTATATTATTAATTAGTTAATTGAACATGCCTGATTTTGCACTAACTGGTGGAAGGGGTAAAACAAAACATCGCGCTTCCTCAAATAAAAAACGCACCGTTAAGGCGGCGTCCACGTATGGTGAAGCGTATCGAAAGTATGTTAAAATGTACGGAGGCCAACCCGTTCCTGGCCAACCAAAGGATGATGAAAAAGAAAAGGGACAAACTGGCGAAGGTGGTGAAGAAGAAGTACAACCGAAGGAAGAAGATCCAGGAATCATGGCGAAAGTTGCTTCTGTATTTGGAATAGGTAAAAAAAAAGAGGATGTTAAACCTGAAGGTGAAGATGATGATTCCGATTCCAGTGGTTCAGAATCTGATGAGGATCCTGAAAAGGAAAAAGAAAGAAAAGAACGAGAAGAAAAAGAAAGAAAAGGAAAAGAAGAAAAAGGAAAAGAAGGAGAACAAACAGAAGAGCCGGGTATATTTTCTTCCGTTAAAGAAGCCCTTTCTGGTGCGGAAGAAAAAATTACTGAAGGGAAAGATAACCTAAAACAAAATATTGAGAAGGGGCGGGAAACATTAGCTGCTGCTGCGAGTGATACTGTTAGTGAACTTGCCAGCGGGGTTAAAAAGACTACAGAAAGCGTTAGCAGTAACATAATAAATGGCATGTCCAACCTTACAACGAGTTCTAACGATACCCTGACTTCCCCTCCAATGATGATGATGAATGATCAGAATGAGTCTGCTCGTAATGAAGCCATTAGCACTCTTGCGGGCGAAGCAGTTGGAACATCTATGAGTGCGGCCGAACGCGCGCTAGAATCAATGAAGGATGCATTAAAGGCATTTCAACTGGCTCTTGCCGCAGTTGAAACGGTAATCGGTGCTACAAAAGCGAGCGTTGTTGCAAGTTCAGTAACTGAACGCATGCAAACACCAGTCCCAGCTCCAATGACTACACCAACACCAATGCCAACACCAATGCCAACACCAATGTCAGATCGCATGTCAACACCTTCTGATATGAGTCCGAGTATGGATTCAAACGACACGAGCCTCGAAGAGATGAACGCTTCTTCTTCTTCTTCTTCTTCTTCATCGTCTTCTGACTCTTCCTCTTCTGAACCAACCGTAAATATGAAACCAAACCCAGTAAAATGAAAATATCTGATTGCTATTCATTTTCATTTTTCAATTATTTTCGTCTACTGGTTGTGTAGAGCAATCTGTACAATATATATAACCCAACGCCGGTGATAGTTGCATAGTATAATCTAGAAACAACATCGTCAGGGAGAATGAAGTCATCGTTTTCGGGGATATAAATGTCAGTATCATCGCCAAACCGCATATCATCGTATTTTGATGTAAATTCCATGTCATTATGTGTTGGAGTTGATTCAGGCATGGGTATTCCAGCCCTATGCTGCATCCCGCTTTGGTGTAACTTCTTCTCTACACGTCGCATTTTCCGCATGTGCTTTAACGCGCGACGCTCTTCCCGTTCAGCGGCTGTTTTCGGTACCAGTACCGTATCAGAATCCGAGCCCGAATCATCCGAGTCCGATCCCGAGTTCTTGAACAGCATGGAGAACCCATCGCTTTCGTCAGCAGGTTTGCATTGCTCTCGCGTTTTTTGTATTTTTGTAATTGGATGCAAATAATCTCTAAAACTGCACGGATCTTGAACAGAGTTTACCGGATTTCCTCTGGTCATATTTTCGGGACTTATTTCGTTCATAATATCGCCTACTGCCACGTATTCAGTTTGGACGCCGTCATTATTATCATGTTTCGTACGAAGTGAAATCTTGATACAGTCGGGGTAGTTTCCCATCGTGAATGCTCTATAAAATCCAGACGGACTGAATGCGCTAAGGTTCCCTATCGCGCCCGGAATTAAACCTCTAAAGTCTTTCATTTTTCCTCCATCGGGACCTGATGCTATAAACGGGATGGTACCGTCGGGTACGTTGTCGACATAGATATACCGCGACGCATATTTCGGATTTTCTTCGCTCTCGGGTTTGGTTTTGTCAAATTGTACGTTTCTGCATTTCGCAACCGTTTTTAAAAGGAACCGATTTCCCAACGGCTCTCCCGTTTTAGAAGCGTCGGAATTACCGTCGACCAATACAGAGACATATGAAATTAGACCGCTTACATCATTCGAAAGAGCCTTAATCGTGCCTGCATCGCTCATACCCAACTCGGATGGCGTTTTTATATTTTTCCAGTAGTCATAACCGGGTCCTAGTGCTCCGTCCATTTCACTACTACTTATATTATTATATAACAAGTTAAGTTATTTTTTATTTCATAATTGATAGATAATTGATAGATAATTAAAATTAAACTAAACCTTTAAAAACCCCTGAAGGTCAAACGTAAATAATTAAATACGTTATCACTTAAACCCAAAATAAATATTAAAATAAATGCTACAACCAAGTGCCAAGATGAATTCAATAAGTTCGTCGTCATCCGATAAAAATAAAATAGCATATAACTACGACTTTGTATGCACGTATCAGATGATAGACGATGATGCGGAGATGTCGAATTTCTTATATCAAATCCAACTAACAAATGCATTTTGCATGAAAATGATACCGGGTACGAATACGGATCCGAGCAGCATGTTTGATTCTAGCCGCGTTCAAAATGTTTTTGATTATTTAGTCAACGTGATGCATCTTTATAAGAATAAAAAGTTTGTCAGTATCCTGCGAAAACATCCGATCCTGTTGAGTATTTCGAGAGACCAGGATCCTAAGCCGGAACCCGATGCTGCAGACGCTGAATCGTCAGAGCCATTTCCTAAATACAACCACAATGAAAAAAATGATAAAAAATTAGTGGAAGATGGATTGATGTGGCTTATCAGCTTTCATTCATTTTACGCGTTCCACAAATGCATGGTTGATATCATAACGAACAATGATGCGCAACTCATTTCATTCGACAGCCTCGACGCACTTGAGAAGTCTTTTCAGGAAATATAAATATATATATAAATAAACATGAAAATGAAAATGAAAATGAAAACGAAAATGAAAATAAATGAAAATAAAATAAAATAAAAAGTAATGCTATCTAAAGATACTTTTGATTTGATTTGACTTGATTTGACTTGATTTGATTTAGATGTCGTCATCCATTCCATATGTAAAATCAACACGAGATGAGAAACAAGAAGATGACGATCGTTATAATCGGTACACCAAGGGGTTTATTGCCATGACGACAATAACGTCATTTTTTGCAGCCATAATCGTTGCCGCATGTCTTCTTTATAGGGCAGCCAGTTGCGACTCGGCCACTCCACCACTACCAGGCGCTAGTTCCGTCTTTTTTAAACTGGCGTGTAAACTAATCGGTTCGGAATATGACGCTGATAACCCCGGCTTTCTTGGATGTATTCTCTTTTCGCTTACATTTGGATGGTTTGTTATTTTAAGCATGTTTTTATTAGATACCAGACCCATGTTAGACTTTTTTGATTCTACGCAAGCGCTTCAACTCATAAAAGCGTACCTTGTTTACCCGTTTCTTGTTGTGATTGGCATCGTGCTTATTCTAGGTATAATCACCTTTATACCGTCATTCGGCATCTATCGGTTTGTAGACCAAAAATCGGGCAAAACGTCGTCGTCGGAGTCTCTCCCATTTTCGGACTCTGATTCATTTATAACAAAAATTGTTCGACGACTTAAACTAACGTTACCGTTTCGTCGACTGCATTCCAACTTCTTGAATTTTATGTCATTTTCAACTACGATTTCAAAATTAGGAGTTGTGGCGCTGGCCCTTGCGGCAGTCGTAATTGGCGCAGTATATCTTTCTAAAAAATATATGGACGGCGTTACAGATGTTTTTAAAATTGTACTTGTTGTTATTGGCGCATTGGTAGCAACCGCAGTCCTGATTTCGGTTTACGATTCAGCGGCCAAAAAAGAAAAAGAATATGAAGGGTCGAATCCCAACAGCGTGATACTTCTCATTATAAAGGTGTTTCGATACATTCCATGTTTGATTATCGACGGAGTAAACTGGATACGACGGGAGTTTAATATTACAACCCGTCCGGTGTGGATACTGCTGTTGTTAGAGGCAGTTATTATAGGCGGATATTTCCTTATTCCGCTCCTTCTGAATGCCACTATATTCAGCGGAAGCACGGCATTGACGGAGGATATACTCGATATTAGCAGTGCAAAACAGTTACAAACAATGGAGAACGTTGGAATTGTTCGAACGCCGGAATGCTCTAGTAAACTCAAAACAAAACACAGTTACGCAATCAGCGGATGGATGTTTTTTAGCGCGCATCCGCCAAGTATGACAAAGGGTGGCAGCCAATTTGTAAACGTCCTTGATTTTAACGGGGTTCCGCGAATTGAGTACAATTCATCCACAAACGAGTTGCGATTTCAGATCAAGGTGCGGGCTCCATCCAAGTCGACGACCGGGACTACAATATTAACGGAAACGGATAAAACGACGATAGAAGATACCGCAATGAGTCTTTCGGATGTAGCTGCGGGCAGCGACCGCGACGAAAGCACCGAATCATTTGAAACTATGATTTCGGGATCGGGATCGGGATCGGGATCGAGAGCTTCTCAACTCAATGACTCATTCAATAGCGGTATTTCGGGGATTAACAGCTCGATCAGTCAAGGTATTGCAGATACAACCGATAAAGGTAAAGGTATTGCCGGATGGGCAAAGGCGGCGTTGCCCAAGTCGTCTATTATGGCAGTTAAAACTCGGGCACCTCCAGAAGAAAGTGTTATGATTACCATTTACACGATGACAAATGTACCTCTTCAAAAATGGAATCATTTTGTATACAACTATGATGGATCAAACATTGATATATTTATGAACAACAAGCTTGTAACCAGTGTTACCAATCGACTTCCACTTATTGAACACGGTCATATTGTTTCAGGGGCAAGTCGCGGAGTAATTGGAAATTTAACCCATGTTGTGGCATTTAGCAATCATTTAACAAAGGACGTAATTACCAGCATTTACACGAAAGAAGACCCTCGCGGGCTTTTATGGTCCACGTACAGCAACACTCGCGTACCCGAGTTGATGCACACTGTATAAAATAAAAAATAAATTATAAAAAAATAAACTATAAAATATATATTTACTTGTTTCAAATTTAAGTTAAGTAAATAACAGAAATAACAGATGTAATAAAAATATAATTTATTAAAATATAGATTATATTTAATAAGTTAAAATATATATATAACTAAAATCACATGGTTGAATTATCCACAATAGCAATTGGCGTGGTCGCGGTTTTGTTGCTGTATGTAATATGGCAATACCTTACCGATTCGTATACCCAAATTGGAAATATGCAAAAAGGTAGTATAAAAACAACTCTTCCTGCAAGCACGTTGCCGCCTAATAACAACCCGTCCAACTTTTCCATTTCATTATGGTTCTACGTGACAAACTGGTCATGCGGTACGGCCCCCAAGGACATGTTCAAAATAAAGGGTGGTTCAAATGGTGCAACTGATAATTTTAATATTAAACTAGGAGCATGTCAAAACGATCTTGATGTCGTTACAAAAGTAAACTCTGCGAGTGGCGGTATAATCGACAGCGTTTGTCACGTAAGCAATATTCCAATTCAGCGGTGGGTCTGTTTAATTGTTAGCATTTATGGCCGAACACTGGACATTTATTTGGACGGTAAACTTGTGCGAACGTGCGTGCTGCCATCCGTTTCAGTCGCTTTAGCGAACCAGTCTCAGCTTACAAATATCGAAATCGGCGGCGGGTTTGACGGGTTCATTACCAGTATACGATACAAGGCTCAGCCAGTAAACCCGCAAGAAGCGTGGAACACGTACACGGACGGATACGGTGGAAGCATGTTACAAGATGTTCTTAATAAGTACAAGCTTAAATTGAGTTTCCTGGTTGACGATGTTGAAAAGCAAGCCCTTACTTTGTAACCATTGTATTCTAAAATCATAAAAATAATATTCTTATCAAGCTATTATTTTTACTTAGTGTTTATTGTTTATTATACGTAAATCTCTCTCTACATATTGTTTGTAATTCACGTTTTTAATAGCGTACCGAACATTACCTCCATTATTATCGCATGTGTGATGTTTTAATGGAAAATAGTGGTTTATACCCCGATAAACTTCATTTATCCAATCATCGCAGTACCAGTTTTCAATTTCTTCTGGAAAGAAGTAACCAAACAAGTGATGATGTTTCCGAGACACAAATGACTGTGTCGAAATATTCGGATTATTGTTTATGGGACCCGTCATTCCAATACCGTCGTGCATCGTGAGTTGATTTATACAATCGGTGATCCAAGCGATTGTTTTATAATCGATATCGTCTCCGCACTGGTAAAAATAGTCGCATCCGTCAGCCAATGCTTTATGGAATAACCGATTCCACATAACAGTTAAATGACCTTTATTAATGCCGTCCATATATAAATATTCTATCTTCATATGTATATCGTGATAGGATGAAACGAGTTCCTGTAAATCATGTTTGAATTCTGGCTTATCAAGTATCGGGTCGTTTCTATCTATTCCAATATAAAAATTATATCCATGCATTCTCTCGTCAGGTGTTAACGAATTTATAAATGACACAATTGTAATATACAAATACGTTTCTCTGGATGATTTCCATTCCCGTCCATTCGAAGTGGATGGAATAAGAAATCCAATTTTTATAGTGGGGTTAACTGATGCCATTTATTATTTTTTTATGTATAAACGATGATACGAATTAATACTATTTATATAATATTAATACTATAATAATATATTGAGTTAAAATCACCCATTCACATCAAAGTACCACTTCGATGAGAGATATTTGGGTATGGTAGTCAATGAAGAATCTCCCGATTTGAGAGAGGGTCCGCGGTTTACGATTTCCTGAAGTTCACTGGTACCGATGGCATAGTTGAAATATTGCAAATCGGAAATGTTTCCAGAAAATCCGCCGTCTTGGGCAACATAGACGTTTCCATAATTTTGATGCGGAATGCCTTTAAGGGTTTGGCGTTTGGTGAGTTGACCATTAATGTATACGTCCACGGTAGCGTTTCTTGTCTTGATAATCAACGATATCCATTTACGTACGGGAATGGTTTCAATGTTTATGACGTCCATTGTCCCACCCGTCTTGTCGTACTTGTTCATTGCTATTTTAAGAGTTACCGTTTGGGTATTCTTATTTGGGTTTCCGGTTGTTGGCACATTTGTAACTTCAAAAAATACACCCGGAGACACATTTGATCCCACTTTTTTGAAAATCGGATCGCTGCTCGAGGATGGAGCTCGTGCAACATTGTCACCCTTATGAAAAATGTGCTTCAGTTGGCCAATATCTTCAGCCGTACCCGGATCGCGAATGAAAAACCATACCGACCACGTATACTCAATTCCACCGCCCTGGTTTACGGATCGAGTAATTGGAATAGACCCCTTAATTCCTGGATCTTGCGTGATTATTCGTGATTCAGTTGCATCGATAAGACCGTTAACGAGCATGGGTTTAGTATCCGGCGAAAGAAACACTGAAGCCACGCTTATGAAGATGCGGAGCAGGACGATGAATCCAAGAAGAACGAGCAATAAAAATGAAAACTTTGCGACCATGGAATTTGAATTCAAAAATTCGTTTGAACCTGATAAAAGCGAGTCAACTGACCCAGAATTGAAGCTGCTCATCGATGGCAGAAGCCCACCGGAATCTGGCGCGTCTGTAGTTGCTGGGATCGATGATGATGATGATGATGATGATGATAATGAGGATGAAGAGGATGGTGATAGTGCGTTTCGAAATGAATCTGGAATCATTGATCCAAGCCCTCCGCTATCGCTTCCACTTCCACTACTGCCGCTGCTAGTGCCGCTGCTACCGCTGCTACTGCCGCTGCTACTGCCGCTGCTACCGAACATAATTTATTTTATTATACTTTATTATTTAATAATATAATTATACTTATTATTATTTATTATTTATGGATTTATGGAAGGATTGAATTACTTATACTTATACTCTTTATTATAGAATAATTATATTATTTTTACCGGTTACCAAAAAAAGGGGCGTTGATTTGGCTCTACTGTTAAATTTCTCGGCATGTAACATAACTGTCTCTCGAAAAATGAAACTGATGGAAGCTGTTTTATGTCAGGCGTGACTTTTGCAGCAGGACTCACTAAATTGGAAGAATTTATCCCGAAAAGCTGCGACTCCACGTCAACCGAATTGGAGCACAGTGCGTCGCGGGGCATAAAACTTGGCGCATACAGGTCAGGGCGAGCCGTATTTGCAGCTACATGAAATTGAGTAAATGCTAAATAATCGGATGCGCCGGAATAGAGACGTTGCCGCATGGTATAGTCGTTTGGATTGTTTATGTTTCGGGTTGATGCCATGATGAGATGATAAGATGACGATTTGATGATTTGATGATTTGATGTTTGTTGTTGTTGTTATTATTATTTAAAGATTTTTATATTTTTATACATACATCTCACATTTCTCTTAATTAATTTTTGAATTTATATTCAAGTTTATTTCAATTCATCAATCAAATGTTTAAATCATCAGGAACAGCAACCGCATCCGCATCCGCATCTGCATCTGCATCTGCAACTGCGTCAGAAAATACTAGCCCTAGTCCTAATTCTGGAAATGGAAACGTGTTGACCATTAAAACGGTGCAGATCGCGCCGATGAGAACCTTGTTAACGGCGCTCAAGGACATTTTGTTGGAGTCGAATATCACATTTTGTCCGGATGGAATTCGTATTATCAATATGGACAAGTCGCATACCATGCTCGCACACATGTTCCTGGCTGCTGAAAATTTTGAAGAGTATGACTGCCAAAAAGAGAAAATTATTATCGGAGTCAACATGTTCCACCTCTTCAAGCTCGTGAACACCATTGATAATGATGACACGCTTACCATTTATATTGAAAACAAAGACTATAATGAAGGCATTGTCTCATTCCTCGGTTTAAAATTCGAAAACGGGGATATAAAACAGTGCAAAACGCAAAAGTTGCGCCTTATTGAACCCGAGCCCGAAGAACTGATTGAACCCAATGTTGTTTTTTCGTCCGTGATTAACCTTCCATCTGCCGATTTTCAAAAAATTATCCGAGACTTGTCATTCATTTCTGATAAACTTGAAATCAAATCCGTTGGAAATGAGCTGATATTTAAATGTTCTGGCCAGTTCGCAACGGCCGAAGTGACGCGAGTTGAAACGTCGGGAAGTATGGAGTTCATTCACAAGCAAAATGCAAATAAAATTATTCAAGGAGAATTTTCATTGAAGAACCTTGGGTATTTCATAAAGTGTACAAATTTGTGCAGTCAAATTGAAATGTATCTGGAAAACGATTTACCGCTCGTTGTCAAATACTATGTCGCAAGTTTGGGCGAAATCAAACTGTGTCTGGCGCCACTTCCGAGTAGTAATTAGATTTTAAAATTAAATTATTTGTTACGTTTGTTACGATTTATAATTTGCATAAATTGCAGCTAGTTGCCGTTTTGCATTTCGTTTGGTCATTGGACGTTTTGAGAAACATTTTTTACTGTTGCGCTTGCATACTCTAAACTTGGCGGTTTTTTTATAGGGGCGAATTGTGTACGGCATACTATAACTATATACCTATCACAATAAAAAATAAAAAATAATAACAAATGAAACATATATATACATAATTAAATATCGACGTGGGTAAGAAAGTGTCTCCTGCAACACATTTTGTGGATTCCGAGCTTATTCATTTCAATTGCTTCGGGCGTTTCTTCCGGTTTACCGGATCGTTTTTCTGGGGTTAGGTATACAACCTTATTCACTTCCAGATTTCCTCCGATTTTTCGTTTACGCACCTGTTCGAGGTATGCCCGGTACTTGTCGCCAATGACCTTTCCACACGTAAAACATTTCACTGGAATAATCATGTTTTGGTTCTCTATGCACTTCTTATAGTTTATACTATACTATACTTTACTGTCATATTATAAACTTTAAACGTTTTTGAGTCAATTTTTATTATTTTATTTTAAAAAACATTATTCATATTCATGCATATTCATACTCATATTCATGTTCTTATTTGTATTGAATATCCTTGAAAAACGAGCCCGGTCCGTTGAGAGTATATTTCTTTCCCGTACGGACATCGACGTACCCGTCCGATTCGGCACAATTCTGTGGACTCCAGCCCGTGCACCAGTAGTAGCCGGTGATTTTAGTGACATCTTCTCGCAAAACCATGACGTGAGAATTGGATGGAGTGGCATACTCTTCGCACGTTTTATTGTAATGCGGTATGGAATGAAGGTGAGACGGCGTACATCTTTGATACTCGTACCAAGATCGTGTTTGATACGTTGTGTATCTGGAACCTGTTTCTGTTGTTGTTTCCATTGATTTGATTAAAGAACTGAATTAAATCGTTATAACATTGAAATAACAACACAATTTTATTTATTAGTGGGTTATTTTATTATTATTATATTTTAGTATTAGTAATTAGTATATCATAGATACAAATGTATTTAAGCAACCCCATTTTGTTTATTATTATCGTGGTCGTGCTTTTTATTGGAGGAACATCCGGACTTATTCAACATGTTGAAAATAGCAGCAGCAGCAGCAAGCGTCGCAATTCAAGGGGTCGCAATAGTAAGTACAATAACCGCGACAACGACAAGTCTAGTAGTTCCGGTAGTGACGAATCTGATTCTTCCGGTAGCGATTCCGATAATGACGAGCGTCGGTTCAGCCACGTACTCAATCATAAAATACGGGATACACAAACTTTATACACGGCTCCCGGAACCGGAACCAGGCCAGGACTTAGAGAACTCGGACTTGCATCCACCGAAGGCTTTACCGCCAGCAATAACGTGAAGTGTATGCCGGGATGTAAAATTGCAACATCCATATCCGGAAATTGCAAATGGATTCCCGAATCAGAACCGAAACATAAGCAACGACTTATTTGCCCGCATGTATGCGACACCAGTTCCAGTTCCAAGGTCGATGGGCCAAAATGTGAGTCGAATATAGACTGTAGCGACTGCACTCCCCAGCCTGATTTTACAGTTACATCATATATCACGACCCAAATAAAAAATACAGCCGCTAACACGAGCTGCATGAAGGGTACTGCGTGTAATATAACCAATACAAAAGCTCTGACGATATGTAACCCTAGCGTATGGCCAAACAACCCCGCTCAAAATTTAGTATGTACGAAAAAACCAGGAAGCAGTTCGGAATTTGTATGGACGGAAGCCGACTCGGCCGCGAAACAAATTCCGTTGCACGCAGACCAGGCGAAAGTATTAGCATGTGATGCGAAACAGGGTTGCGCGCTCGACGGAGATAGCTGCATGAATGCCAACTTTGATAAGATTTACTGTAACGATAACATTTGGGTAACGGACCCAAAATACGATAAGTCTACCTATTCTACGGATAAAAAAGGAACAGGAACAACGGGCACTGGCTCGGGTTCAGGTTCTGGATCTGGATCAGGAACAGGTTCCGGATCGGGTTCATCAAGTTCAGGTTCATCAATTTCAGGAACAGGCGAATTGAGAGATAACTATTATATTACCAATTACTTTTTCGGTCCATCAAAAGATGCCGAAAGTTCAAGTACATATAAACTTGGACTTGGATTGGGGTTGAGTAATAGTAAGGATAAAAAACGAAGAAGTCGCCGCGATGATGATAATGATGATACTGAAAAAAAGCCGGGAATTATCGATAAAATAAAGGGCGCTTTGACGAAAGAGAAAAAGGTTGAAGCAACTGTCGGACTTGGTCTTTATGGAAACAATTATGGAATCGGTGGAAACGCAACCGTCCCGCCGATCGTACCCAAAGGAGAGGTTGCGGTTGTTCAATCGTATGAAAGCCCCATTAAATTATAAGGTTTTACAGTTTTTCATTACAAACCATCTATTGTATTATTATATGTATTTTTATATATTATATTAATCGAGTATATTTTTTTTATTTATATATATAAATAAAAACAGAATTAACTATGGATAATCTACCAAATAATAATGACGAAGCAAATAATGACGATGTTCACAACAAAGGACCTTGGCTATCTGGTAAAAAAAGACCGAATAAAGGACGTAGTCATACTCATGGCCGTAGTATTCACCTGAACGAACACACTGGAATAAAAAAACCGATTATCCCTCAAAAATACGCAGTTATCATTGAAGATGAAGAAGAACAAGAAAAAGACGAAGAAGACGAAGAAGCCGGCGATATGTTTAGTAGTGAAATTCGTGGAAATGTTGGAACGGGTATTCAGTATTCTCGAATGGTTTCACGGTCGAAAATAACGCCATGGAAAAAACAAGTTATTGGACCTGCCGATGCGAGACAACCGAGCTATTCGAGA